ATGGCTGAACGGCTGGACCCGTGGGGCCAGTTGCACCCGTTGGACCCGTGGGGCCAGTTGCACCCGTTGCACCCGTTGGACCCGTGGGGCCAGTTGCACCCGTTGGACCCGTTGGACCCGTTGGACCCGTGGGGCCAGTTGGACCAGCGCTCGCGGCAAGAGTAACTACATCGCTTAAAGTTAGGCTCGCGTCGGCTTCGCCAACGCCGCCAGGATCTTTGACGACGTAGATTAGATCCGTACCTTCGGCTGGTGCGCCTGACGTAAGGTCAACGAGTTTCGAGCTAGCCATGTGTTAATTCCTTACGGAGATGACGCGAGCTTGAGATACGACGAACCGTCAACGAGCAGGAGTTTATCGGTCCCATTGGCCAGAAGCAAGAAGTAACCGGTCGCAAGGACTTGGATGATAAACGTCCGGCTGATCGGCGGGTTAACGCCATCATCAGCCTCAATGGTAACACTATGCGACGTTGCAGTCGCGTAATCAAGCGGGGCATTTACCTCAAGTCTGTCGCCGTCAATAGCGAACTTGGAGTCAGGATCAGACGTGATCGTAAACGTATAAGGCCCACCGCTGCCTGTGACCGACAGAATGCCAACCAGATCACCAATCGCAGCATCTTCAAGGACGCTGTTGTTACTCAAAATAAGGAACGTGCCGCCAACACGGCGGCGTCTGTAGATCGGAATATCGAAGTGCCTACGGCCCATCAGTACAGCCCACGGAGCACGAGGATAACGTCAACGTCGTCTGCCGTTCCACCAGAGCTAGCCACCTTGAAGTACGCCGAAGACAGAGAGACCTCAAAAATAGCGTCTGCCGACGCAGACACCGGATTACCCTGAAGGTCGTTGGCGTCGAACCACGTCGACCCGTCGTTGCTATGCTGGAGCTTGACCGTTGCACCGCCGAACGTGCCACTGATCTGGATCGACCCAGCAAGACCCCACTGCTCGGGCAGTGCGAACTTATTGATCGTATCGCCAGTGGCCACAGCCTCCCAAATGACGTACGGAATTTTCTCAGCGGTCCGCCTCACGGCGGGGGTAACATCAGCCATCACGGCCTCCAATGGTTATAAGGTATAGATACAACACAAAATATGTCTTGACAATAGGGAAAATTTACGTCCACCCCATGGACTGTATAGGCCGAACCTCGCGCCTTACGTTGAGCGCCTGCCCGTACGACTCAACCCCAATGTGCAGGCAAAAATATTGTATGCTCTCCGCGACGTGGGACGCCTTGTTTTTCTCGATCTCACCATCACCCTTAGGCTTAAACCGATAGCCACCCATCATCGCCGCCTTGAGCGCCGTACAGCCAGGGTCAATCAACAGGGCCGGGTCGCCATCCACCTGACGCATCAAAAAGTCATCCACAGCGTTGAGCCGTGCTGAGATCGAATTGGTCCGTGCAGGGATTACCTTAAACCCTTCAGCCTTGAGGATGTCAACCGCGCTGCGTTCGTCTGTCTGCGCTCGCTGTGTGCCTGCTGGATCAACCACGATGAGGATCGGCACACCCGGAAAACGCTCGTAGATTAACGGCTTGAGCACTGTCCTCGCGAACCGCTGTACACCCATGTCAAAGCTGACTGCTTCAGCAAAGATAAGCGCCCGACCACGCGGGTCAAGCTGACCGAACACAGCCGCAGGCGTCAGACCTAAGTCCATACCAACCACAATCGGCCGTACACCATTCGCAATGAACTTCAACGGCTGTTTGGCCATGTGGTAGTCAGGACGGAAGTATTTGTACACAGGCTGGCCAGCGGAACTCAGGCCGTATTCACCATCGATATAGACCCTGATGTACTCATCGCTGCGACCTTCCGTGCTGTAATACCCTTCGGGTAAGTTCTCCAGGTTTTCTGCGTGCGGACTGCGCCCTGACGGCTGCTTAAAGACCTTCCATCCGTTGCGGAGCGGCGACACACCGTCCTTAGGGCTTAGGCCTTCGAGTTGATAAAACCACCAGGTGTCCATCGTTGGGGGATTGGTATCACCCCACATGCCATGCCACGTCGGACCACCGTCCTTCTTAGACGGAAAACGGCCAATACGTTTGGACAGCGCATCGACAATGTCCGGATGGATATCACGGCACTCGTTCATCCAAGCAAACGTAACCTCAAGAGAATTGAGGTTCGCCACGTCGTCAGAATCATCCAGAGCGCGGAACATAATCTCGCACTCAACATCACCAACCTTAAAGAAGAACGTCTTCGTCGTGCGCATGTACTGACCACACACGCCTGGGGGAAACCAATCTAAAAGTGATTTTATTGTTGTATCAACCAACTGCCGTGCTGTTTGTCGTATCACAAGCGCACGTGTTCGACGTATGCCACGGGCATCGGGCTTCTGCATCGAAGCTCTGCGGATCAACTCAAAGCAACACGCCACGCTCTTGCCCGAGCCCACAGGACCCATCAGTACACGCATTTTTGCGTCACTGGCCATGAACTTCTGCACAGTCAGCGTTGGCGTATAATCGATCTCAAGCGGCATCAGTGAAACGTCGCTCTGTGTATGATGATGTTTTTCTTTGCGTCGACGATAGGATCACACCAGCAGTTTGGGTCATCCAGAGAATGGGTCAAGTCAAAGACTGTAACAATGTAACGAAGGCCGCTCTTACGCGTCTTAGAGATGTTCGTTTTGTAAGACACACCACTGAACATAAGGCGTCGCTCAAACGCACGGGCTTCATCGAGCGATGTAAACGTAACTTCGTTATCGGTCGGATTGCGCTTACTCAGCGTCCGCTTCGCCATGATTCGCTTCCAGCTCCAGTGTAGGTGGCTCCACAACCGTCGTAACATCTTGTCCAGCTAGATTGATTGTGATGCGCACACCACCAGTGCCGTTCGTGTTTTCCTCGGTCGACTTCGACTCCAGGCCAGCCCAGCGCACCGTAGACTTGATAAGGTCAGCTTTGACAGCCGGACTGACGTCTGGCGAATGGATAAGAACCCACGATGTCGTCAACAGCTCTTCGGCCTGCGCACGGGCCTTCATCTTAAACGTCACACCATTATCGCGAATCTCAGTGCGATAACCATCCACCTTCTTCAGGAAGACTGGATCAGTGTTGAACTTCAACAGGTCCGCTGTTGTGTACTTGTGTCGCGCCAGGATGTCAGAAAGCTCCTCGCCACTGTTCTCCAGTCGCAAGGCAATGTCGAATGCAAAGCGGTCTGTCCACTGAAGCGTGGGGCCAAAAGAGTGTTGCATGTCGTTAACCTACCGTAGGCGACAAGAAAGTCAACAGGGTACTGGTGTGCGTGCTTAACGACGCAAATAAGAACAAACTAAGAACAAAACAAGAACGCGAATGCACTTAAGGGTTAGGGCGGCTAGCTAATTTTACTGTACTGTAATACTACAAAACTAAATTGGTTGGTTAATTTTCTTGTACTGTAATACTACAAAACTAAATTGGTTGGGTAATTTTTCTGTACTGTAATACTACAAAACTAAATTGGTTGGCTAACTTTACTGTACTGTAATACTGTAAAAGTCAAATTGGTTTTGGGGGGTCGTGGTTTAAGCGGCTTACGTCAGACTAGGGCGGGGGTCAAAAACGCAGTCCACGTACCCCCGCCCCCATCAGCACCCCAACTATCGGTCGGCAAACACTCAGCTACCCAACAATCAGACTACAGATAAACAACCCGTGAAAAACTACATGCTCTGGGAAGCGCCTATATCGAGGCGCGGCTCGTTCAACGGCTTAGGTCCGATCGCGTGCGACGTTCTGCCACATCGACACGCGCTAACGAGTGGGGCTAGATAGGTCATCAGCAACGGAGAATATGACAATGACACATGAAACGATGCATCGGGCACTCACTGGTTTTCTACTGGCAGTCAACGCAATGTCGCTAGCCGTTCTGGTCATCCAGATCGCAGCACTGTTTGGAGCTTTCCAATGATCACTCGTAAAGACTACCTCGCCGCATGCGTAGGTAACACGACAGATGCAGAACGAATGAGCCTGCACCGTGGCTATTATGCACAGTTTGTAACGCCCGGTGTCGTCCGGGCTGTCGTGGCACACATCGGTGCCGATCGTATCAAGGCGTCAGTCGATCCGCACATGAATGACATTCCGCTGAGCCGGTGGGACATGCTACACGGCACGATCAGAGAAATGGCAGCCAGCCGATGCCGTGAGGTTGGTGAAGGTAATAGCCTCGCAACGTCTGTTTGTATCGCAAAAGAAGCAGCAAGACAGTACAGGGAGAGCGGGCAGTGATCGTCTACTACGCAGTGTTGCAGCTGCCCGACGGGCAGGTAGTACAAGACAGCAGCCCACACGAGAGCATGACGGCAGCGACGCTGCACGGCCTTCGGCTCGAAAATTATGGAGTTATACTTTTAAAGATCGTCGCTGAACGTATTTAGCTATGCAATAAACGCATATGCCTATAGAAGCCCCGTAGATCGTTTTCTACGGGGTTTTTTGTTTTTGGCTAGGGTGGTCCACAGCTGGGGACAAACGGCCGTGCTAGCCCCCAAGGGGCGCGATTTCGAGCCGGTCTACGGCAGAGCAGGAATACCCGGAAAACGACGGATTAAGCATCCATGTTCTGTATGTTTTGAAACTGTGCGCAGGCATGCGCGTTCAGTTACGATAATCAAATAATACATCAGACAGGCGTGCTCAGTTACGAAAACGGGGTAGTTCAGTTACAATAATCAAATAATCTACAAATCTGGGCAGTTCAGTTACGTTTTTGAGGTTTGTTCAGTTACAATGATCTAAATAATCTATTTGCCGAGGGTCGTTCAGTTACGAAAACGGGGTAGTTCAGTTACACTTTTGAAATAATCTATTTACCCCCCGATTTGATACACGTGATCTAGTCGTTCAGTTACGAATTTCGAGATATATCAGTTACGATTGGGGGTGCGCCAGTCCGAGCAAAGCCTGGAAATATGGGGAGCCATGTTCTCTTAGTTACTTTATTTAATCTAAATAATCTAAAAAATACGTGTTTTTTGGGGTCAACCTACGCGAAAAATTTTTTTTCTTCTCCAGTACTGTAATACCAGAGAATTCGTAACGCTTCCACCTCTTCAACTTCCACCTTCAGTTACGATTTTGCCCTGCCCCATGGTGTCCCTTACCTCCCAAATTTCAATTATTTTTAGCCCCCCCTCAACCTCCAAAAACATGTATTATTTAGATTATTTGTGGCTAACCCCTTGATTTTGCTACAAGTATTTTTTGATACATCGTAACTGAACGCTCTACAGTTACGTTTCTAACTAGATTATTCCCGTGTTTACGGGCTTTTCTCCCAATCCTCAGCCCACTGATGAGCTAAATAATACACCCCAAGACCCCCCTTCAGTTACGAAAACAGCCCAAAATAATCTATTTAATACATCACCGACCGCCCCAATGGCTCCCCCGCCCCATGGCTCACCACGTCCCCAACTCAGTTACGATAATCAAATAATACATCAAAAACCCTCACTCAGTTACGAAAACGCACACACTCAGTTACAATAATCAAATAATACACCAAATCTGCACACTCAGTTACGTTTCCGCCGTTTCTTCAGTTACAATAATCTAAATAATACATATCCCAACCCGCTTCAGTTACGAAAACAGCCTTCAACCGCAAACCCAAAACCGTAACGCTGCGCTTCCCCCGCACCCATGGTCCCCCGACAAACCCCGAAATCGTAACGCTTCGCTCTTAGGTTCTACCTCATGCGACACTCTGCCGCGTTGTATTCAGTTACGAATGGCGCTTCCATCCTCTCCACCACACCCGTGGTATCAACGCATCATCAACACAGCATCACCCCTTCAGTTACGAATGGAGACATCTATGGACTACGACACAGACACCGACGGCGAAGGCGATCACTACCTGCACCCCGACAGCTATGTAGTTATTGCAGACCATTGGGGCATCTACCTGCCTCAGCGCTACACGAAGATTGTCCGCCCCCACCAGTTAACCAACATCGACAATCAAGACTGGTCCACCCTGGCCGCTGGTCCAGACGCTGAGGATTATTGGGACGCATGGGACAGGACATTGGCTAACGCCGTCTACTGCTCGCACGACGGAAGGCATTACACTCTCTTCCAGGATGGAGACCTATGGCACGTACCTGTAATGGATGAGTAGAGAGACCTGTGCTTAGTTCGTGGGTGGTTACGCAGTACAAACCAAGCGAGCACCGCGACATGATCCGCAGTACAAACCAAGCGAGCACCGCGACATGATCCGCATCACACACAACAAAGTTGGTGGCATTCACTTCGTTCGCGTCACTGTGCGCCGCTGCCACCCGTTTCAACTGAGCTTCTGCCGCTGCACTCCTAGGCTTAAAGCCTATCACTGCGCTGGCCACACATGGCTGGCATAACCACCCACCAACCCAACCCAACCCAACCCAACCCAACCCAACCCAACCCAACCCAACCCAACCCAACCCAACCCAACCCAACCCAACCCAACCCCACCCAACCCAACCCCACCCACCCCCACGGAACCAACCAATGCACTACACTCCACCTCACCAACCTCACTACGCTGCTCCGCAGCCACCTCACCAACCTCACTACGCTGCTCCGCAGCCAACGCAGCCACCTCACCAACCTCACTACGCTGCTCCGCAGCCACCTCACCCAACGCACCAACCTCACTACGCTGCTCCGCAGCCAACGCACCAACCCACTGCGATGCTATTCCGTCTCAATATCGTCGACGGCATGGGTAACTATCAGGGTTATGTAAGCGACGCAGTGCCGCTGTCGCAGATCACGCAGTTCATGGCGCTGCTGGTGCTGCCGAATGGTAGCTATTTTCAAGTCGTCCAGGTGAGGTGAACCATGACCGCAACAAACAAACCAAACAAACCAAACAAACCAAGCAAACCCAAGCGCACACGCATTACAAACCGCCAAGTGAGGGACTATGTGGCAGCACGCAAACCCTTCAAGAACAGCAAGGGCACTCTATACGCGGTACAGATTGGCGATTTGTACGTGGTCTACAGCTATGGCGCGCATTGGCCATTGGTTATCTACGACGCTCAGCACAAGGTTTGGCTACGCAATGAAACAAAGTACTCCAGGACGACGTCATGCCACGCCAGTTACGCCACACCTCTCGGTGCGCACACTATTCCCATCACAGTCGACGTCGCCCGGACCTATGTCGGTCGACCAAGTTACGCCTTCACGAACCTTATCGCCACTCGCCTCGTCCCCCAGTTGGCTACGAGCACTTGCACGGCCTAAACAGCCACCTATTCAGTACACCATAGTTCTTCCACACACTTGGCACCGCGCGCTTCTGCGCGGTGACTTCGCTTCATACGACGCGCGTGCGTCGGCAGAGCTAGCCCAGTGGCTATCATGGCTCTCACGGACCTATGGTCCGCACTGGGCTTTCGTTGGCGTACTGCCTCAACCGCCTTATACCACTGCATATCACGACGCGTGGATCATACCGACCCTTAAAGGCCCACAGCTGTGCAGTACGTACTTGATACAGCCGACCCAGCCGACCCAGCCGACCCAGCCGACCAACACAACGGACACCCACCGATGAAACTCACCGCACTCGCTCTGCTCACCCAGTTCGCAGGGGTGCAGCCTGCGTCACTGCCTCCAACCACCATACAGCTTCCGTCCTACGCTCCTGCGTGGCCTTCAGCACCTTCACTGCCTCAACTGCCTCCGGCTATCACCGGTTATGCTGCCGTCATCGACGGCGACACACTGCAAATCAATGGCACACGCGTACGCCTCTGGGGTGTGGATGCACCTGAGACCAACACTCTTTATGGTCGCCAAGCACGCGAGTGGCTGGCGATGACGGTCTACGGTCGCCTTGTGGTGTGTCAGCCATCAGGGCAGCTGTCCCACGGCAGAGCAGTGGCGCAGTGCTTCGTCAACGGCCAAGACCTAGCGCGTCAATTGGTAATGTACGGCCTTGCGCTAGACTGCGAACGCTACTCTCGTGGTGCTTACAGGCGGCTCGAATCAACCGAGGCACGGCGTACGCTGCCTCGCAGTGGGTATTGCTCACTGCGCTTGCGTTGACGCGCACTCACTCACTCGCCTGCGGCGTTCTGCCGCGTAGCTGCGCACTCAACATTGTGACAACATAGAACCTGCGTAACACCGACACCAACATAAGGATCAACGCAATGCGCCCACAACTTATGGCTGACACACTCAAGGCTGTCTACAACACAACGAAGCGTAGCGTATGCCTCGAAGGGCCGCCGGGTGGTTTGCTTTGCTAGCCACCTTTCGCCGTGAGGCGTCAAAATAAATCTCTCTAATTGCTGGAAAGCCCTTAGAGCTTGTGCACCACAACGCGACTGGAAACGGTGAACGTGACGGTTCTAAAAGCACCTGATTGGGCAATCAGCAGCCAAGCACCTACGGCACTCGCTAAGGTGAAGGTTCAACGACTAGCCGAAAGGCGTAGGACCAAGCGGTCCGAAATGGGAGACCCTTTACATTCTTTCCTTCGTCGGATATACCTTGAATGTTATTCGTGGAGGGGAGAATGCTACAGTTTCGGGATACACCCTATGTGGTAAGTGAAGCGGGTGAAGTGTTTCGGGTTGGGAAATCAGTTCCGCTTAGACCTGAGACGCTTGCTAAAGGATATAAACGTGTTGCGCTTTCGATCGGTGGTAAGGTTAAGCGGTTTGCGTTACACCGTGTCGTAGCTGAGACGTATATTCCTAACCCGCAGAACAAGCCATATATAAACCACATCGACAACAACCCAAGTAACAATGCTGTCCGAAATCTTGAGTGGTGCACGCATTCTGAAAATATGCTGCACTGCCACAAGTTAGGTCGGTGTTCTAATCTTCTGGCGAGCGAAGCTGCTGCAAACCGCAACCACGAAAAAATGCGGGCTAAGTTTACGAGTTTGTTAGGCAGCCAATTCATCGGGATTTCTTGGGGTGCTGGAAAAGGGTGTAGAGTGCAGTGGTACTGCGGTGGCTGTGGTAAAATATGCCAAAGCCGTAGTGACAGTTCTGCTTTCCGAAAGCCAACACCGAAGTGTTGGAGCTGTAGTATGAAGGCGAAGATATAGTCTGTTCTCATACGAAAGTATGAGCTGCGAAAGCAGGGCTGTGTGTAGCGCGCACGGCTGAACAACAAGGGCAAAACAACGATCGTGCGCAAGGTCGCGAGTGACCTTGGCATTGCCTACGCAGAGAAGCACCTTCCGACGATGTTGGTGGAGGACTTCGGCATTCTCTTTCCTGACGCAGCGGGGAAACCCACCACCGATTCTACCACACTCTCATACCGCTTGCCTGACTGGTTCCCCGACGCATCCAACCCCAACACACCGCCCCATGGCATTCTTTGCTTTGACGATCGCAACCAAGCCAGCCCAGACCTGCAGAAGGTCCTGGCTAATATCATTCAGTCGCGCACGCTGCACGGTCGCGCGCTGCCGCCGGGGTGGTTCATTGTGTCCACTGGCAATAGGCAGAGTGACCGCGCAGGCGCAAACCGTGTGCTGAGCCATCTGCGCAACCGTGAAACGGTGCTTGAGTTAGAGACGCACGTGTTGGACTGGACAGCGTGGGCAGTGGAGCATGACGTGCACCCGGTGGTAGTGAGCTTCGTCCAGTTCCGGACAGGGTTGCTGCATGACTTCGATGCTAACCGCGATGCCAACCCGACGCCGCGTAGTTGGGTGGAAGGTGTAAGCCCCATGGTCGGTACAGTGCCGGCCGAGGCTGAGTTTGAAGTGTTCAAGGGTGCCGTTGGTGAGGGTGCAGCGGCTGAGTTTACCGGGTATCTGCGTATCTATCGGAACTTGCCTGACCCACATGCTATTCTGCTTAACCCTGACAGCGCACAGGTCCCGAGTGATCCGGCTACGCTCTACGCCTTGGCAGGTTCGCTTGCTGACTTTGCCACACAATCCAATTTCGATCGGGTGTGTACGTATCTGGCGCGGTTGCCCGGTGAGTTTTCTGTGTTGTGCGTTTCCCTGGCGTTGCGGCGTAAACCTGATCTGGCTCAGACGCCTGCTTTCGTCCAGTGGAGCACTAAGAATGTCTCATTGCTGTTCTGACTGGCAGGGGGCTCAGCCCCCTGCGCTTCTCCGCTTATGGCCCACACTGCTTAGGCAAGGCAGCGTGCTGGCTGAGTTTGACGGCTACGGCGACGGCGACGGCTACGGCGACGGCAACGGCGGCGACGGCTACGGCGACGGCGGCGGCAACAGCGACGGCTACGGCTACGGCGACGGCGGCAACAGCCACGGCGACGGCGGCAACAGCCACGGCGGCAACGGCCACGGCGACGGCGACGGTAACGGTAACGGTAACGGGGGCGTATAGTGAACGATGCACCGCAACTGCGTTTGTGGCCCACACTGCTTAGGCAAGGTAGCGTGCTGACTGAGTTTGACGGCTACGGCTGCGGCTACGGCGACGGCGACGGCGACGGCGGCAACGGCTACGGCTACGGCGACGGCGGCAACAGCCACGGCGACGGCTACGGCTATGGCTACGGCGACGGCGGCAACGGCCACGGCGACGGCTACGGCTATGGCTACGGCGACGGCTACGGCTATGGCGACAACTACGGCCACTGCGACGGCGGCAACGGCCACGGCGACGGCTACGGCTATGGCTACGGCGACGGCTACGGCGACGGTAACGGGGGCGTATAGTGAACGATGCACCGCAACTGCGTCTATGGCCGCGTCTTGTGGAAGGTTATATCTATGTGGATGGATACACTGAGGACAGACACACACTGGTGCAGGATAACGAGGGGTACGGATCGCACGGAAACTTCTTCGGCAATGGTAAAGGGTGTGGCAGTTTCGGATTTATAGACGGCGACGGAATGAGCGAACAGGAGAAACCTAATGTCTAAGACCTACAAGACTTGCATCATCGTGGCAGATCGCGGCAACGTGTTTGTGGCTAAATCGGCTGCGTTCGATGACCATATGCATATGCTAACAGCAGCAACGGTGCGCGTCATCCGCACGTGGGGAACGAGTAAGGGACTATACCAATTGATCGACGGACCGCTGGCGTCGACGGTGTTGGATGCCACAGCACCACTGGTGGACATCCCCTTCAGGGCGATCATAGCAATCGTGCCGTGTGACGAAGGCAAATGGGACAAGCACCTCAAGTAATCCATGGAGCGACCAATGCAACTCAATGACAAAGCACTGCTGGTGCAACTCAACATTTCGTGCTGGACAGCACGCAAGTTCGACAAGCGTATCACTGATGCCGTGGCAGATCAGCACAACGTAACGCGTGCGGCTGGACGCTATAACAAAGCATTGCTGCCCATGGCGAGCAAGCTGGATACTGTGCAGAATAGCGCCGTGGCTATCCGTCGTGAATACTACGCGCAGACACTGCCGTGGAACATGGATGGAACGCAGCTGCTACCGACAAGCAACTATCTCGCGTTCATGACGACGTTTCGTCAACACAAGGCAGAGTGGCTGCACACTGTCGGCGAGTTTGTAGACGAGTACCCGCTGCTGAAAGCCAACGCGCAGCAGGCGCTTGGACCTTTGTACAACGATGCTGACTATCCGTCCGTCCAGGATATCGAGAAGAAATTCAAGATTGATCTGAATGTTATGCCGATACCAACCACTGACTTTCGTGTGGCACTTGCACAAGGCGAGGTGGACGCAATCAAGCAGGATATGCAGCAACGTCTTGAAGCAGCGCAAGCGGCGGCAATGCGCGAAGTGTGGCAGAGACTATATGACAAAGTTGCGCACTACATTGATCGACTGGGCAACCCAGACGCCCGGTTCCACAGCAGCCTAGTGGAGAACGCACGCGAGTTGTGTGGCATGCTGCCACGGCTTAACTTTACAAACGATCCTCAGCTTGCGGCACTATGTCGCGAAGTGGAGAATAAGCTGACCTGTTATGATGCCGGTGATCTGCGTTCTGATAAAGCCTTGAGGCAGAGTGTTGCCGCAGAAGCTCAGTCTATCGCGGACAGAATGCGTGCATTTATGTCGGAGGCTTCCAATGGTTGACCATACCAAAGCGTTGCAACGTATCAGCAAAGCCAAGACGAGCCTTATCCTCGGGCATCCGTTTGTTGGCACCATTGCGCTGAACATGCCGACGCGCATAGACGAGACCATCCCCACTGCGTGCACCAATGGTAAAGAGATTAGGTATAACCCTGCGTTTGTGGCGTCGCTGTCCGATGCCGAGTTGACGTTTCTTGTGGCGCACGAGTGCATGCACCCCATGTTGGAGCATAACTACCGACGTGGGGGGCGCAACCCGCTGCGCTGGAATAAAGCAGCCGATTATGCGATTAACGAGTTACTTATCCAGGAGGGTATTGGCACCTTTATCAAAGGTGGGTTGCATAACACTGCGCTCTACACCGCAGGCAAAGGCATAGCCGAAGCGATCTATGATCTCTTGCCCGAAGAGGATAACGCGGCTGGTGGGGGTGCGAGCCCGAATGGCAGTGGTGGAGCGGGTTCGCCCGGCTCTATTGGTGGCACGGGTGTCGATCTTGAGGATGCCACGGGGTCCGCTGCTGAGGTTGCGCAAGCCCAAGCTGAAATGAAAGTGAAAGTCGCGCAGGCTGCGCAGGCAGCTAAGATGGCAGGTAAACTGTCGCAGCGCATGCGCGAGTTGGTGGATCAAGTACTTCAGCCCAAAGTGGACTGGCGTGCGGTGCTGCGTACGTTTGTCGAGAAGTGTCGGGACGACAGCCGCACGTGGTCACGGTTTAACAGAAGGTTTCTGCCACAAGGTCTCTATCTGCCGTCTGTGTCGGGTGAACGCATGGGCACCATTGTCGTGGCGTGCGATTGTTCGGGGTCGGTGTCGACACAAGTCATCGCGGAGTTCGCTGCTGAGATCAGGGCAATCCACCAAGACACCAAGCCAGCGGCGTTGCACGTGGTGTATTTTGACAGTGAGGTGCTGCACAGGGATGACTACACACCGGAGGACGTGCCGGAGATTATCCGCCATGGCGGCGGTGGCACGGCGTTCTCGCCGATCTTCAAGCACGTCGAAGCCGAAGGGCTTAACCCGGTGGCGTGCGTGGTGTTGACGGACTTGATTTGCTCGGACTTCGGGCAGCAGCCTGACTATCCTGTGCTGTGGGTGTCGACTGAGCTAGACCAAGCCCCGTGGGGGCAGGTCATAAAGATGTGACCGGGGTGCACTCATGAGCGTCATGCGCATAACGATGACACTGGAAGGCAATGTCCATACGCAAGTCACTGCGATTAACCACGCGTTGAAGCCGGGGCCGCATAGCATACCGACGTCGGTGGCGGATCATATCTATGAAAAGATATATGGCAAATATATCGAAGCCATGGAGAAGTTGCCACCGGATTTCTTCAAGTATGCGGAAACTTTGTACGTTGCGCGCTTCGAAAAGATGTCAGTAGCAGTAGATATCAAGTTGTCGCGGGCGCGACCGTTTCCGCACGCGCCAGTTAAAGGGCTGCATAGTGCAGTGTCTGGCCAATGGACAAGCTATCCGAATTGGGTCGCGTTGGAGCACTCTCCTGATTGGGATGACGTACGATCAGCGTTCTCAGTCTATCATGCCAGCAAGATTGCTGCTGACGCACAGGCTACGAAGTTCGCGGACTTTGTGCATAAACTCATGAAGATGAACGGCACTGTGACGCGTTGCGTTGCGGCGTGGCCAGCGTTTCTTGAGTTGCTGCCTGACGGCGTGCGACAGGCGTACAAAAGTGGCAAGCGACGAAAGGTTAAGTGCCACATTCCAGAAGGCTTCGGTGTTGACGCTATGACGGCGCGTGTGACTGCGTATAAATTTACCAAGCAGGTTTGACCATGACGGAAGCGACGAAGCACGATGCTGCCAAGTTACCCTATGACCTGCTACCAAGCGACGCAGTAGAAGAAATTGTGCGCGTGTTGGACTTCGGTGCTGGTAAGTATGGGGCAGACAACTGGGCGCAAGGTATGGCGTGGAGCCGTCCATTTGCTGCGCTGATGCGCCATATGTGGGCATGGTGGCGTGGTGAGGATAATGATCCGGAGAGCGGGCTGTCACACTTAGCGCATGCCGGGTGCTGCGTTCTGTTTTTGCTTGCGTACCACAAGCGTGGTGTTGGTATAGATAACAGGCTTAGGTTAAACCGGAATAACGAAGGCGCGCAGTAATGGACATCGTTACTTTGGATCTGGAAACGTACTACGACAAAGATTACAGCCTAACCAAGATGACGACTGAAGCTTATGTGCGCGATCCACGGTTTGAAGTCATCGGCATTGGTGTCAAAGTAAACAATCACCCTACAGATTGGTACAGCGGGAGCAATCCCGCTGCTTTCTTGCGTTCGCTTGACTATTCCAAGTGCGCGATCCTGGCCCATAACACGACCTTTGACGGAGCTATTCTATCCTGGCACTTCGGCATTAAGCCAAAGCTGTGGCTCGATACGTTGTCCATGGCGCGACCGCTGCACAATGTCAAAGTCGGTGGGTCACTGAAAGCCTTAGCTGAGCACTACGGTATCGGCGTCAAGGGTGATGAAGTTATCCATGCTATTGGTAAACGCAGGGCGGACTTCACGCCTGCCGAGCTGGCACGCTATGGTGCTTATTGCTGTAACGACGTTGACCTGGCATATGCTTTGTTCAAGCGCATGGCGAGGGGCTTCCCCGTTTCGGAGTTGCTCTTGATCGACTTAATCATCCGCATGTACACCGAGCCACGGCTGCGCATCGACCGTGACTTACTCGTCCAACATCTTGAGGCAGTGCGGCTGCGCAAAGCCAATCTTGTTGACGCCATGGGGCTCAATTGCACTGAGGACGAAGCCAAGCAAACCCTTATGAGCAACCCGAAGTTCGCTGAGTATCTACAGTCCCTCGGTGTGGAGCCACCAACCAAGGTCAGTGCACGCACAGGCAAGACGGCATGGGCGTTTAGTAAAACTGACTTGGCGTTTACCAAGCTGTTAGAACACGAGAATGAGCACGTGGCTAACGCAGTGGCTGCACGCCTTGGTGTGAAGTCGACGCTCGATGAAACGCGGACGGAAGCGATGATAGGCATCGCACAACGCGGTGCCCTGCCGATTATGTTACGGTACTATGGAGCGCACACCGGGCGTCTTAGTGGCGCAGACGGCGTTAACCTCCAGAACCTACCACGAGGCAGTGCGCTTCGACGCAGCCTAATGGCACCAGAAGGACATAAGATAATTACGTCCGACCTTGCGCAGATCGAGTGTGTCTCCGGCGATACTTTGGTTTTGACAGAACATCGCGGGTACGTGAAGATCGTGGATATACTTAAAACCGACCGCCTTTGGGATGGTCAAGAATGGGTGGATCACGATGGCGTCGTATTCAAAGGCTTCCGCAAAGTCATCAGCTACGCAGGTATCACTGGAACACCTGACCACGTCGTATATACCTCCGAAGGACGCGGGATACACCTCGCTGACGCGGCGGCTAGCAAAGCGGCGCTTGCTGTTGGAGAAAGAGGCGGGAAACCGGTACGGTTTGTGGGAAATACTCGCGCACCCAAACTACAAGGGGCTAGAAATAGATCGGATAGACAACGACGGCCATTACGCGCCGGGGAACATTCGCTTAGTGACGAGGGAGCAGAACGCGCAGAACCGCAGCTGCAATCTAGTGGTGCGGTACAACGGGGAATATATGAGTGCCAGCAAGTTTCACAGACTTGCGCGGCTGAACTGCCACCCGGCGACAGTGCATTTATGGTTGAAGAAAGGGAAGACAGTACGGGAGATTATATCGCGGTTTACGACATCGTAAACGCAGGGCCTAGGCACCGCTTCACGGCTAACGGCGTTATCATATCAAACTGCCGTATGTTGGCGTATATGTCAGGCCAAGACGATCTTGTTGAAGCGTTTCGTGATAAGCGCGACGTGTATTCCGAGTTTGCCAGCGACATCTATGGTCGCAAGATTACGAAGGCGGATACAGTTCAAAGATTTGTAGGTAAGACATGCGTCCTCGGGCTCGGGTATGGTCTTGGGGCTGCTAAGTTCAAGCGTGCACTTGAGATCGGGCAGGGCGGCATTAAAGTTATCGTCGACGAAGATGAAGCCACGCGCATCGTGCGGCTGTACCGCGATAAGAACTTCAAGATTGCGCAGCTGTGGCGTGCCTGTGATAACGCCTTGGCCGATATGGTCAACGGTGGCAGTGGTCCGCTAGCGCGCGTAGCTGAGTACACACCGGAAGGGTTAGTGCTGCCGAACGGATTGTTGGTTAAGTATGCTGCCTTGCAGCGGCAGCCTGATGGGTACGCTTATATCGCAGACGCGAGATCATATAGGCACTTTGTCGCAGGTGCGAACGATAAGGTAGAGTGGACTAAGCTGTACGGGGCAAAGACCGTGGAGAATCTTACCCAGGCACTAGCCCGTGTGGCCATCACAGACCAGATGCTGGCGATCAGCAAGCGTTACAAAGTTGTCCTACAAGTGCACGACGAAATCGTGTGCGTCGTGCCAGACGACGAAGTCGACGAAGCCCGAGAGTTCATTGAGAGTGTTATGTCCACACCACCAACGTGGGCACCAAAACTACCCATAGCCTGCGAAGTCGGCGTCGGTGATAACTATGGGGAAACAAAGGCATGAAAACTGTAGAAATATGGAAACCGATCGCGTCGACATCCGAAAAATATGAAGTATCTGACGCAGGTAGAATACGTAACGCTAAAACAGGTTACGTACTGAAACCGATGTTGACAGGTAAACTACGGTATAAAAAACCAAAAGTGCGCGTTTCTACAAAACCTAGAATTGACGTCTGTGTTGCTGCCACAGTGCTAGAAACATTTGTTGGACCACGCCCACCTGGGGCTGTTGTAATGCACAAAGACGACAACCCCCTCAACAATGCCGAAACAAATTTGCGTTGGGGAACACATAAAGAAAATGTCCGCGATATGATTTTAAAAAAACGAGGCGGGTCACAAAAGTTAGGTCCATTGGATGTTCGCTCTATCAGGGACCAACATTCTAAAGGTGTTCGTAGTGTCGTACTAGCAAAGAAATATAACGTGTCGCAACAGCGTATCTGCGACATAGTAAAGCGGAGAAATTCTATATGACGAGCTGGAACGATTACTTCATGCAACTCGCATGGACTGCGGCGTTACGTTCTAAAGACCCAACAACGAAAGTTGGCTGTATTATAGTATCAGAAGACAATGTTGTCGCAGCAACTGGATACAACGGCATCCCTATGGGTGTTGACGATCTACCCGAGCGGATGGAACGACCGGCTAAGTACCTGTGGACAGCCCATGCTGAAGAAAATGCTATCGCACTTGCTGCTCGCGTCGGCGCTCGCCTTCGTGGTGGCACTGCTTATGTAACCCATGGTCCGTGCAGCCGCTGTGCCCGTAGCCTTATTCAGGCTGGCGTCAAGACCGTGATAGTTGGCCACGGGACAACCAGTATGCCTGAGGAAGAGTTTAGCGTTGCGCGTACAATGTTCGCGGAAGCTGGTGTCGTGGTGCATTCCGCTTGTAACTGAACCGAACTTGGTGTATTATAACCAGACAGCGAACCACGAGGGTATAGTACCCTTGTGGCGCAATGCCGTGGAGTCACCCATGAAACTCTCGCATTCGTTTTCATCCCTTAAACTGTACGAGAATTGCCCGCTTCGTTATTACCACCAACGTATCACCCGCGACATCGTCGACAAAAGTGGCGAAGCCAGCATCTATGGCGAGCGCATCCATAAGGCACTAGAGCTACGCCTTAAGTCCAATGAAGAACTACCCCAAGACGTGGCATCGTACGAGCCTATCACCAAGTCCATTGAAGTGCTGGCCAACGCAGGCACGCTTACACTTGAGCAGCAGCTTACGCTGAATGCAGAGCTTAAGCCTACGTCATGGTTTGCGAAGGATGCGTGGCTTCGATCTATCCTGGACGTGCTTATTGTTCGCGATACCACGGCATATATCTTCGACTGGAAAACGGGGAAGCGCCGACCCGACTTCACACAGTTGGAAATGTTCGCACTGCAAGCATTCGTGCATTATCCGGAGCTGACCTCGGTTCGATCGTCGTTTGTCTGGCTGAAGGACAACGCACTCGACACGCGTGTTTACAAACGCGAAGACACACCGAAGTTGTGGGAGCCACTGCTGGCGCGCATCCAACGTATCGAACATTCACTCGAAACAAATAACTGGCCAGCACGCCCAAGCGGACTGTGCAAGTTCTGCCCGATGCGCAACGCGTGTGACTACGCATGAGGTAAGCCATGGCGACGCCAGAGAGCAAAGTCAAAGCAAAGGTCGACCGTTTACTTAACCAACACAAGATATGGTTCTACAGTCCACAGGCAGGGCCGTTCGGCAGAGCTGGCGTGCCAGATCGTGTTGCGATTGTGCGTGGTCAGTTCGTTGGGATTGAATGCAAAGCTGATAGCACCAAGAAACCGACGCGCCTACAGGCACAGTGCATGCGGCAGATTGAAGCAGCTGGTGGCCGTTGCTTCTTGGTGTACGACGACGCAACACTAGATGCCGTGCGGAAATTCATCATCGGGGAAGACTGACAATGTTGGTGATTGAGAAGTACAAGTCACTGGCCCTGAAGCTGAACAACCCATCGCGCGTGCTGGAGACCATACCGACTGCACAGCGGCTGTACGTCAAAGATGAAATGCTAGTGACTGTGCCGCACACGCTCGATGAAGTGCGCATTTTGCGCAATCTCGGCATCAGTGCACCTTCGCCGATACTTCACTATTACGACTGGTCAGGGCGGTATAAACCATATGAGCATCAGCGCAACACAGCAGCATTCTTGACTGTGCATCCAAAGGCTTTGGTACTCAACGACCTTGGTACCGGGAAAAGCCTGAGTGCACTATGGGCCGCTGACTATCTAATCGAGCTGGAACAAATACGCAAGGTGCTTATCGTATCGCCGTTGTCCACGCTTGAACGTGTGTGGGGTGACGCTATCTTTGCTGACTTCCCGCATCGCAGGGCCGTCGTGCTGCACGGCACAGCGCAACGGCGGAGCAAACTACTGAAGACCAACGCGGACTTTTACATCATCAACCACGACGGCTTTACGATCATGGCTCCACAGTTGGTCGGTATGTTCGATCTCATTATTGTTGACGAAGCTGCTGTGCTGCGCAACCCGTCGTCTCAGCGGTTCAAGACGTTTCGTAAGTTCGTAGACAAAGACCCGAACTTGTGGCTGTGGCTGATGACTGGCACGCCTACACCGAATGAACCTACTGACGCGTGGGCACTGGCACAGCTTGTTAACAGTCCGGTTTGTCCGAAGTCGTTCACTGCGTTTCGCGACCAAGTCATGATGAAGTTCGGTATGTGGAAGTGGATACCACGGCCGGCGTCGACTGATATAGTACGCCATGTTCTGCAGCCAGCAGTGCGATACACGCGTGAGGAATGCCTTGATCTACCAGACACAGTTTATCAGACGCGCAAGGTCGAACTGACACCGGACCAGAAGAAGCATTACACCACAATGATGCGACACCTTATCGCAGAGGTGGCGAACGAAGGAACGATTACGGCGCTGAACGAAAGTGTTAAAGTCCAGAAGCTCAACCAACTTGCACTTGGCGTAGCTTACGGTGAAGACGGTGAGTGCATCGAGCTGGACTGCAAGCCGCGTATCGACGCGGTGAAAGAAGTCATTAAGGAAGCTGGTGGCAAAGTCATTGTGTTTGTGCCACTCACCGGCACGCTGCGTATGCTGGAGCGCGAACTGTCGAAGCACTGGACTGTCGGCGTAGTGAACGGCGGCGTCCCTGCTGGTGAACGTAACAAGATATTCCACGGTTTCCAGAACGGTAGTGACCCACAGATTATCATCGCTCACCCTGCGACAATGGCGCACGGTCTTACACTTACAGCTGCGTCGACGATTGTTTGGTACGGGCCGATAAACAGCAACGAGCAATACGTGCAAGCCAATGGTCGCGTCGAACGTATTGGTAAACGCATGGCCAGTAACGTCGTGCACATCGAAGCGACTGAGTTGGAGCGTAAGATGTACCAACGCTTGAAGAACAAGCAGGCACTACAAGGATTGTTGCTAGAGCTGATTAGGCAGGAGACCGTGCGCCATGAAAGCTGACGATTACAACAACATCAGAGATGCGCGGATTATCTGCGACATGCTGTCACTTGCGTTACGCCCTGCAAAAGGTAAGAAATATCCAAGCATAGATGATATCCGTAAGCGCGTCGAAGTTGCCGCAGATAAACTTGCTGAAGTCGTGCCACGTCGATCGCCACCGAAGGACATCCTATGAGCAGAGAGCATCGCATAACAGAAAATTACTCGCACGTCGTAGACGAGAAGCATGCGTCGTACATCAACAACTGCGCTAGTGATATGGCTGCATCGTTTGCTGGCGTTGCCACGTTCGTGGTGCAGGAAGAGAAGCTAGACATTCGTGACGGTACACTTGCTGCGTTGTACGGATCGTTGTTGTTTTGTGATGCTGCGTTGTCTTCGTTTGGCGAGAGCCGCGTCGACGATGAGATGTACCTAACCATGATCCACGAAGCCGCAGAGTACTTCAACAACATGCTTATCAATGCGGCTGGCAAGATAAGGAAACCAAGCTGATGTCGGAACTAACAGTCGACACTGTTATCAAAACTTACATCGCACTGCGCGACAAGAAGGAGGCTATCGAGCACGAAGCCAAAGAGCGTGCCAGGGAATGTACTGACCAGATGCTTAAGATCGAAGCGTGGCTTAAACAGCAAGCGTCTGAGCTGGGCGTAACATCATTCAAGACCACGGCCGGTACGGCGTTCGTAACTACTACGGACTTTGCGAGCGTGGCGGACTGGGATGCAATGCTGGAGTTCGTCAAGACCAATGACGCGTTCGATATGTTTGAGCGACGCGTGAGTAAGCGTGCGGTTCGTAGCTATATAGACTCGACAGGCAGTGTGCCTCCGGGCGTTAACTACGGAACGAAACTAGAGCTTAACGTGCGGCGGCCCTCGCCGAAAGTAGAGTAACACAACCAAAGGAAAGACTCACCATGACTAGCCTTATCCCCACGAATATCCAGGTTCCTGCGCATCTTGCCAAGCGTGTCGGCCAGCAGTCTGCACTGATGACCGCGATGAGCGGTGGCCTTGCTGGTGACTCGTTCCCTCGTATCAGTATCAAGGGTGCGCGGTTCCGCATCATCGACGGCGGCAGTGAGACTGTGCTCGACAGCACCACGCTGGACGTCATCATTGTTGGTGTTAACCCGAAGCTGTCCAAGACGTGGTACGCGCGGCAGTGGACGCCGGACTCTGAACCTGCTGCACCGGATTGCTTTTCTCTCAATGGCGTTGGTCCGCACCCGGACAGCACGTCACCGCAGAACGATTTGTGTGCTACGTGCAAGCAGAACCAGTGGGGGTCTAAGGTTACGCCGCAGGGCCAGGAGATCAAAGCCTGTGCGGACCAGAAGCGCCTTGCAGTGGTGGCAGCGAACGACCCTGATGGACCTGTGTACCTGCTTCAGGTTACGCCTGCGGCGCTGAAGGGGCTTAACATCTACCACAAGGAACTGAAGGCACGGGGCTTTTCGCCTGAGATCGTGCGGACCAAGGTGTCGTTCGACACCGATGCATCCTTCCCCAAGCTGAAGTTCGCGTTCGCCGGGTTCGTGGATGAGACTGCCAGCGACGTTGTCGACAGGCTGATTGGTTCTGATCGTGTTCTTGAGATCACTGGTGAGAGCCAGTCTGCCGCCGTTGCACCTGCGGCCCAGCCCGAGCCGGTGAAGCCCAAGCCCCTGCTGGTCCGTGAGAAGCCCGAGCCGGTTGCCCCGGTCAAGGAAGAGCCTGCTACGCCCAAGCGTGGGTTCATGGCAGAGAAGGCACCAGTGGAGAAGCCAGCGCCTGTGACGAAGCGGACGACCAAGCCTGCGGCACCGGTTGAGGTGTCGAGTGCAGATGCACTGGCTAAGGAAATCCAGGGGATCATGGACAACCTCGATGCCGACGACTGAGCCCTTTAACATGGAGCACGTGGAGCGGCTGCGTAACCATATGCTGCTGTCTGTTCCTCAGTTTTGCCAACTTATCGGTGTGTCTAAGATGACATACAGCCGGTGGTTGCGGGGAGCCGTTCCACGTAAGGACGTCAACGATAAACTACGTAGAGCTATGCGTAAGCTCTTAGCCGTTGTGCAGGAAGAACAGTACCCCACGCCTGAAGTTCATAGAATGTCAAGGGGGGAAAGGTTTAATAACCTGCTTGAACTTCTGAAGAAGCACCATTAGCATGTTAGAAGGGGGCAATGCCCCCTTCTTTCTTCACACCCCAGACAAGCGAGTGCGCCATGCCTAAGCGCTGGACTGAGAGAGAACTTGCGGTTGCTATCCGAGCACGCAAGAATGGTAATACTATTGACGAGATCGCAGACCTGCTAGGCCGCACGCCGACGAGCGTGCGTAGGAAAATTTTAGAAGACACTGACGTACGTGTGCAATCGTCGAAAGTGGCTGTGTCGTGGACTGAGAAAGACGACGATACCCTGTCTGATCTGTATGCAAAGGGTCTAACTTCGTCGCAGATTGGTGCCCGTATGGGGCGCTCACGTAACTCCATCATCGGTCGCGTGCATCGACTTGGGTTACAGAAGACACGTGGTATAACCCAGCCAAAGCTGGCGCACAAAGTAACCAAACCCGTTAAACATATCAAACTGGCACCAGTCGCTAAGTCTTTGACTCCTGCGTATTTCTACGTTCCAAAGCCAGTTAGTCCGGAATGTCCGAAGCAGACGGTTGGAATTTATAGCTACCCCAAGCCTCCCCATTTCAAAGGCGTCTCACTCATTGCACTGGAACCAGACGAGTGCCGGTATCCGTACGAGAACACCGATGGCGTTATTGAGTTTTGTGGTCAACGTCGCAAGCCGGATTCGTCCTATTGTCCCGGTTGCCATGATATTTGCTGGACAACGAATAAAGGCTGACAATGGACACCCTTGCGCATCTTACGAAGGTACTACCAGAAGAGGGTATCTATGTTGGTATCACTATCAATCCTGGAGACCAGCCACGGCAGAAGTTCTTTCACGAGATCGCAGACCTAGCGGCGTTCCTGAAGAGCAGCAGTGACCGAGGGGATAACGTCTACTTCGCCACTGCTGCTTTCAAAGAATGGGGCAGTCGTAAGCAGGACAACGTCCGAGCGCTGAAGTCGTTTTACATGGATGTGGACTGCGGACCTGGTAAGCCGTTCGGTAGCTGGAAGGCTGGGCTTGCTGCCGTTGGTAAGTTCGTTTCGGAGACCGGCCTGCCTGCGCCTATGATCGTTGCCTCAGGCAACGGCCTGCATGTGTACTGGGTTCTGGAAGACGAGGCCACACCAGACGAGTGGAAGCCCGTAGCTCACGGCCTGAAGGCATTGGTACCGCACTTCTGCGGCATCACTGAGAACGGCAAGCCTGTGTTCGACCCGGCTGTGCCAGCCGATTCTGCGCGTGTTCTACGTGCGTGTGGTACTATGCACCCCAGTGCAGGAAAAGAAGTTAAACTGCTAATAGATGCACCTGCAACGACAATAGATGAACTTAAGGACGTCTTGGCTGGCCACGACCTCGACGTGCCAGCGGCTGTGATTGTAACGCGTAAGAGCAACCTGCTCGACGCCATGAGCACGAGCCAGGATTCGCCACCGTCAGACCCGGATGCTATCATCAGCAAGTGCGCCCAGGTACGCTGGGCCGTGGAGAACCAAGCCGATGTAAGTGAGCCGTTCTGGTATGCGCTGCTCGGTGTAGCTGCGTACTGTGCTGACCCTGTGGCGACAGCCGTGGCGTGGAGTAAGGACCACCCGTCGTTCGACGAAGCGACGACTATTAAGAAGATGGAGCAGTGGCGTGCGGTCACCACTGGACCTGCCACCTGCGCGCGGTTCAACCAAGAGCGGCCGAGCGGCTGCCGCCGCTGCCCAGTCAAGGCACGGGTTACCAGTCCGGTACAGCTTGGCGTCGCTTATGCGACAGTTGACGTTGCACCCGACGCACCTGACGAGCCGACTGCCATTGCACCGATTCCGAAGCCGTATAAGCGTACAGCCAAGGGGATTGTCGTCAGTGTCGACGGCGTCGACATCGTCATATGTCCTTTTGATCTTTACCCAATGAGCTACGGTCGCGATGAAGTACTCGGCTACGAAGTCGTGCGCTTCCGGTGGAACAGAACGCACATAGGCTGGCAAGAGCTGGTGCTACGACAGGCACTGCTTAACGACGACAGCCGCGAGTTTTCCACAGCTATCGCAGACCAAGGCATCCTTCTCGACAGCAAGGCACAGATAGGACTGTTCAGAGCTATGCTACGCACATACATGCAAGAGCTGCGACAGCTTAAGTCCATGACTAATCTGTACGGCAGCATGGGCTGGAAAGAGAACCACACCCAGTTCCTGCTGGGCAACACGCTGTATCGGCGACTGCCCGACGGCAGTGTGGAAGCGGAGGCCATTTCACTCGCTGGCCTGACGCAAAGCTCCATTGACGACATGTTCTGCCAGAAGGGCACACGCGACGCGTGGATCAAACTGACTGAGCTGCTGGAGTCAGCCAAGCTGCATGCGCATATGTTCTCCATCGGGCTCGGACTGGCTGCGCCACTGTATACGTTCAGCGGTATCGCAGGTGTGGTGATTAACCTGTACGGCCCGACCGGTGCTGGCAAGACACTGGCGCAGCTGTTGCAACAATCACTCTGGGGCAACCCACGTAAGCTCCACTACAGTGCACGGTTCACACCCAACGCCATGTTCAACCGGCTCGGGTTCTTCAACCACCTGCCGTTTACAATCGACGAAACGACCATGCTGCCGAGCAAAGAGATCGGCGATTTCCTGTACGGTATTTCACAAGGCAGGGACAAGGCACGCCTCACCAAGCACGTCGAAGAGCGCGCGATCAAGACATGGTCCACCGTCGTCACCACGTCGTCCAATAAGTCACTAGGCTCCATGCTGGTGCTGTCAGGGATGGAGACCGATGCGCAGCAGGCGCGTCTGCTCGACGTGCCACTCGGTGTGAACAAGCTCTTCTCTGCCAACTCCAAAGGCGGCGAGCTTATCTACCAGACAGTCATGGACAATTACGGCCACATCGGACCGGAGCTGCTGCGTCACTACATGAGCATGGGGCCGGAAGGCATTGCGGAAGCACTCGCGTTGCATAAGGCGCGCTTCTTGAAGAAGTACGGCGTTCACTTCGTCGGTCATGAGCGCTACTGGGAACAGGCTATCATCACAGCAGACTTTGCCAATGAGCAAGCCAGCCAGCTTGGATTGGTGCGATACAACTATGAAGAAGGTACACGGGAAATCCTGCGTGTGCTTGGCCTGACCCGAGCTGCTATGAAGGACTCTGCCGTCGACGCGTTTGATCTGATCGGTGAGTATCTGAACGAGTGTGCTGGCTCTACGCTGACCATGATGTACACAGGTGCCGCTAAGGGTGTGCCTGACTACAACCGTATGCCACGCGAAGGCATTATCGTTCGTCTGGATGTCTACAGGCAGACGCAGTCTAGTTCGTTCGACCGAGGCACCATCATGGTGGATCGCAAGCACTTCCGTAAGTGGCTTGCCACGCATGGACACGACTACCGTCTGGTGTCGCGAGAGTTGTCTGACGCTGGTGCTCTGAGTAACCCACCGAACAACAAGTGCTACATGGGTAGAGGCACCAGCATCAGGCTGCCACAGATATACGTCATGGGTTTCAACCTTGCGCACCCACGACTGAAGGGCATACTCACTGAAGTTGAGAACGAGTTGGAAGCGCAGGCAGTGTCGAGTTTGAAGGTGGTTAAATGATAGAGGACATCACCATGACGCTCAAAGATTTAACAGACATACAGCTTAAAATCCTCAACGAGATGAGCGTTGGGGACAAGACCATAGCTATGGTCGAAGTTAAGCTGGTCTACAGCGATGGCACCAAAATTACTAATACCATTGGATCGCCACCGCGCCTTAAGAAACGTACCAGTAAGTCAGACCAGCTTTCTCTACTGTAGCTCGCGTTGCTTGCGTACGAGTTCCTGGAACTCGCGTTCACGCTTCACTTGCTGCGTCGGAGCAAGGTACAGATTGCCAAGCGGGCTGGGCTTCATGTTGACCCGTAGCTTTGCGGCTTGCAAGTTCTGCCAGTTCTGTTTGGCCTGCTCCATCGCAGTGAAGTCGTTGGATTTACGAGCCTCAACATAGTCCTTGCGTATCTGCGTGGTCCGCTCACGGAAATACTTTTCGTACTCAAAGATGTCTTGTCTTGTACGACGGATTTCCTGCATCTTGGTGGTGTTGAAACCAACAGCTTGCGCAAAGCTCTGGAAGAAGTTGAACTCTTCAGGCGAGATAACCTGGTCACCGTTGCGCCGTGTGATGCCTGCGGCGTAGGTTTCCCTATATGCCTTCAACCCATGCTTGAGGCCAGACGGCAGCACAGCTTCGATACCCTTGTAGGTATCACCGCGTTTGATAAAGCCCATGGCGTCAATGAGGCTGTAAGCCAGACCCGTGGTAGGTCCACCAAGTCCAAGTACAGTCTCAGCAAAGTCTTCGCGCGTGGACAGATCAACGTCAGTATAAGGCAGGATTGAGAATGCCGTCGACATACCAAGCTGTCCGCTCAGATCAACACCAAAGCCAGCTGGTACACCCTTGAGGATGAAGTCGGCGATGTTATCGTTACCAATGGCACGACGGAGGATACGCTCTGCGTTAATAGGTTCTTCCTCATCACCAAACGCCAGACCGTAGACATACACCGCAGCAGCAACCGTAGGCAGACCAAGTGCACCAGTCAGGACAGACGTTTGTCCAAGTACAAAGCCGAGCGTCTTGCGTGCCAGCACGCGCTCTTCTGGCGTAGCACCTTTGAAGGCTTGCTGTAAATTACGCGCCAGCAGAGTTGCCTGCATCAATTGGAACTTACGGAACTGGAAGACAACCTTGCTGCCTTGGAACGACGAGAAGTACCGTGGTGCATTGATACCGCTGTAGTCGCCCTGGGTCTGCGACAAGATTTCACTGACGTAGTCGTTTGAGGACTTACCCTTAATGGGTGCAGACTTATACAGCCGATGCGCAGCCAAGCCCGACGAGATACGGTTAAGCAACTCGACTTGACGGTTCACCGTCGTTAGCTTCTGGACAGTCGTTTGGAATGCGCGGCTGGCTACGTTTGATCCGGAATGCGCTTCCCAATAACCAATATCGTAAGCCAGACCAATGTCGATAAGACCGCTGTCACGCTGGTACTCCAGCATGGCAATCTCGTCAGGCGTAAAGACATTCTTGCCGTCACGCTTAACAGTCGTCAGATCGAGCTGGCCACGCCAGAACTTCAACAGACTCTGCCCGCCATCGGAACCGATACCTTTAATGATATCACCGTAGGCATCAGTGAGCGCCTTGGCTGATTTGCCATAGCCAAACCGTGCAGCCATGACTGGCAAGGACAGTACATAGGACTGAAGTGCGTTGACGATGTAATACGACGGCTTAAGCGCCAGCATCCACAAGAAGTTAACCGTCATCATCCGATCTTGGATAGGCGTGTCCTGGTACGTTACGCCCATGACGTGACGTTGCAAAAGCTCTTTCGCTGCACGTGTGCGATCGGCACGAGAGCCAGTGACCTGCTGGTCTTGAGGCTGAGTGGAATTGTACTCCGCAATATCATTCGTATCCAGCTTCGCTTGTCTGCGAAGTTCCGCAAGAGCATCCGACGATTCAGCACTGGACTTGGCTGCTGCGATAAAGTTTGCTTCCGACCGGCTCTTGACAGCAAACGAGTGCATCATGTCCGGGTCGAAACCAGCAATGCCTTCGCGCTTCAGGTTGTGCCGACGAGCACTGGCTTCGCTAAGCGTAGCGATATACATATCCTGGACAAACTCGTTCAGGCGCTCTAGCATAGCTTTATCGCCGACATCAGCGTCGCGCAACTCAGTGTCGAGCTGGCTCTTAAGGCGCTGGATACCAGCCCAGGATGCTTTCTCCAGTTCGCGTGTGCCGAACTCCATACGAGCGTAGTGGTCAGTGAAGTCAAAGCCACGCTCGCGTTTGAAGTAATCAGCCAGCTTCTGTGCAGCACCGAGCGACGGCGCAAAGCTCACGGCGTAGTCCTTATCGCTGGACCGCAATTCGTCCAGTGCTTCGCGGTTAAGCTCAGTCGGTGCAGCGTCGTATACTTTCTCGGCTTCGATGTACCTAGCAGACTTGGCCACAGCCACATAGTTCCCAAAACGGGAAAGCGGAGCATACGGACCCTGAAGCTCGGGCACCAAAGTATCAAACGACTTGAGGCGGCGTGCCACCGCAGCGCGACGCTGGTTCTTCAGATCAGTCGGAAGAGCGTTGAACTCAGTGGACGTAAGCTCACCCTCGATAAGACCACGGATCGCAGTGCGCATCTCTTGGCGCGAGTTGTACGAATGCTGGAACACACGGTCAGCAATCTGCTTTGCTTCCGGCGTCAGCTTATCGTACAGCTTCTTCATGGCAGGATCGACCCCCACGCTCTCGCGTGGACGCCACGTCGGTTGGTAGCCCCATTTCTGCTTACGCGTGCTCTCGGCAAGGAAGTTGTTGAGGTCGGTGCGCGCTTCTCCCTTCACGGTCATGGCGTCTGCCATGACGGCGTTGGCCTGCTGCCACAGACGGTTGGAGTCCGCAGAAACCTTGGCCATGCTATTGAAGTACGCACGTGCGGCAGGCAGCATTTTACTCATACTGTCGACAAGATCACGGCCGAACGACAGTCCGTAAAGCCCGCGCTTATACAGATCATACAGGTTCGTTGCCATGCTACGGCTGGAAGCACGCAGCTGCTCGGGTACGTTCTGGTCGATGTAGTTGTTTATAGATTCTTTTGTTTCGGTGAGCGCGCGTATAGGCTCTATCCCACCCCCAGGTGGTGTAGGCGGCGTCGGTTGAGCTGGGATAATCGTTACAGTGTTCGACGCAGAGTTAGCAGCCAAGCTGTCAAGGAAGTCCTTCATTGCCTTGGAAGGGACACCCGCTGCGTCGGTCTGGTCGATATAAGAACCGTGCAGCCTACGCAGTACGCCAGCGACACTCTTAAAGAAACGCTCAACCAAATTCAGTGGCTGACGCTGCGTCGTGGCCCAGCGCGCCGTTTCGTTAGCAAACCACTCGTTAAAACTACGGAGATACGCTACCTGCTTCGGCGGCAAGTTTGCTTTGTCCGGATCAATACCAACTTCGATATATCCACGTAGTTCCGTTTCGGCGAATGCGCGAGGCAGCGTCTCCCGAGCCAAAGCGCCAGCAGACACCATACCTTCAGTGCGTGCGTAGTGCTGATCGTGGGCTTTGATGATAGCCGCCTTGGTCTGCTCGCTGGCGCGGACAAACGCATCACGCTGTACAATATGCCCAACTTCATGAGCTAGCAGTTCAATGTATGCGGCGCGCGTAGTAGCGCTGTCACTTGTCCGCAGGCGTGCTGCCTCTGGCGTAATAAAAAAGTAGCGTGTGTCCGGCGCACTTGGGTTTGCACCAAACTCAGTAACGCCCATGCGCATAGTGCTCGTGGGACCGAAGTAGTTTCTTTTCCACGCGTTCACAGTAGTACGAGGAACGCCAAGCGCCACTAGCTGGTCGACGTCTTTTGAGTTAACCACAACCACGCGTGTGTCGCGCATATCCGTAGCATTAGTCAGCGCAGAAACGTAATTAACCGTCTCTTGATCGACGCTACCAATGCTGCTTGTTGCGATCCGTGGCGCAGCTACGCCTTGAGCTTGTTCGACTTCTGGCTCTTCCCGGCCTTGCTGAGTGCGATCGCGACGGCCTGCTTTTGGGGCCTTCCTTCCTCCATCAGCTGGCGCACGTTCTGGCTGACGACCTTCTGGCTCTTTCCGGACTTGAGGGGCACGGGGTTCTCCTGGTGTCGGTGCGGCTTCGGCCGCAGGTTTACTTTCCGCAGCAGCTTTCTTACCACGCTTCAGTCTCTCGGCTTTTGGTGCGACGCCAAAAACAGGTTTGCCAACGGCTTCGTCAATTTCTTGTTTGAGTTTACTAAGAGCATCGAAGCCGCTAGCGCTACGAACTCTGTTACCAAGAGTTACTTCGTTGATCTTACCAAACAACTCAGCTTTGTCAGCATCCGGAAGCGCGCGGACTTTGTCCACCACGTCCTGCTTGGCTGCGCGCACTCGGTTCTGAATAACATTCTTGTTCGGAGGGAAGTCCGGCAGTGCAGGCTTAGCCGGTGCAGGTGCAGCAGGTGCAGGCTTAGCCGGTGCAGGTGCAGCAGGTGTAGGCGCAGCAGGTGTAGGCGCAGCCGGTGTAGGCGCAGCCGGTGTAGGCGCAGCCGATTCAGTAGGCGGAAGAATAGGCGCAACCGGTGCAGGCGCAACCGGTGCAGGCGCAGCCGGTGGGAGAATAGGTTCAGCTTGGGTCGCTGCTGTGACAGCGGGTGGCAGGTCCGTAGGAGGTGGCGGCGTCAGAACGCCACCCGGTCCAGTCGGAGACGGAAGCGCAAGAACTGGCGCAGGCGGAGGCTGAGCAATAACATCTTCAGCACGCGTAACAGGCGCAGCCGGTGGCGTGCGTAGCTTATCAAGTTCTTTGCGGACACCAGCGCGCGACAGCATATTCATACGACCGGGCTCAACACCACGGCTGAGAAGCTCAATAACTTCTGCACGTGTTTGGATTTGCTGTGCGTCGCGTACACGAGCAAGCAGCGCGCTAAGACCAGCTTCGTTCAGCCCACTGGCTTTAGGGTCAGCAAGAGCAGCGCGGTCTTCCTCGCTCAGAGTCGTTACGTCCAAGTCTTTGCGCCGCGCAGCAAGCTCAGTAAGGATTGCCTTCTGTGCCTTCGGCAGAGTTTTGTTCGCCTGCGTCAGCTTAGCCGTTACATTGTTAACAAACCGCTCATCGTACGGCAGTGGGGCTTGCACTTCGGGCGCAGCAGGTTCAACAGGCGCAGCCGTTGGAACAGTCGGCGTTGTCTCTACACCAGGGGTCGGTGCAGGCAGCGCAAGCGTCGGAGCTGGTGCAGGCAGAGCCTGTGGTTCAGCAGGTGCAGTGGGTTCAGCAGGTGCCGCAGGTGGTTCTTCAGACGGCACAGCCGTCGTCAACAGATCACGAGGACTGGTCTCAACAAACTTACCAGCACCGCCAATGCCACCGCCAAGCAAAGCACCAGCACCAGCAGCGATAGCAACATCCTGCCCGTACTTCTCAACGATGTAAGGCACCATGGCCTTAAAGTCGCCAGCGCTCAACTGTTTGCGAAACTCGCGATCAAACGTAACTTGCTCGATCAGCGTCTGGACGGCTTCAGTCGCAGCCTCAGTCAAACTTGCACCGGCAGCAGCCGCACCAACAGCACGCGCACGTGCCAGACCAGAGAGCTGGCCTTGGACAACACCAGTTGCCACATCGCGGACACGCTGCCTCAGGGCAGCGGACGCAACACCACCGGGAACAAGCGCATCGAGCATGGAGCTAGCCAGCGCGCCACCAAGAATCTGTGTGCGTACTTCAGGAGCGTTGACGTCGAAGTTGTTCTGGACAGCGCTCTCGTATAGCCCTTGCACGGCAGTGGGGAACGACACAGCCGCAGCGCCACTGATACCACCAATCGTCCGCGCACCAGCGCCAAGCGCACGCGCAGCAAGTGCAGCGCCACCAAGACCACCAGCGCCTGCACCAATAACAAACGGGATACCCTGTATGGCTGCATCGACGATGTTGGCGAAGTACGAGTTAGACTGCTTGATAAGTTCTGACCGAGTTTGGTCTTCTTTGGACAAGCCGATGTTACGCTCAGCAAAACCAGCAATGGCGCGGCCAGTCTCAGGCGCACCAGCAAACTCGACCAAGCGGCCAACACCACCGACGATACCTTCGCCAGCGGTTTGGAGACCAACACGCAAATTACCAAGTACACCGCGCCGCTGCTTCAGCTGCTCAACCGTGCCGAGATACTCCTGTGGAGACACAGGCTGCCAATCAGTAGCCACACTAGCCGGTGCAGGCTGCGCCGGAGCACCGATAGATTTCGCGCCTTCTGCGATAGCCAGTGCGTTGTCAGCATCTACCAGGACGTTGTTAACGAAGAACTTCTTAGTTGACGGGCTGTAGGCGATGTTGGTTCGCGGTGCAGCAGTGGGGCGCGGTGCCGTAGGCAGTGCTGAAATATCGGGCGTAACATATGGTGATGTCGCTGCACCAAACCCTGGCAAGTTAGCTGGAGGTGCACGCAAGCCTGCCTGCTCGACCGCACGTGTGCGAGCAAAGTCTGTATCACCAGTAACCGCAGTATCCACGGTCGATGGGCCGAGTCCCGCAAGTCCAAGCTGTGCTGTCGGTGTGGTAAAGCGTTGCTGTAGCGGGTCTTGTACTTCCAGCGCTGTCAGGAGCGGATCGGACTTTGGCTCGGCCATTACCTTACCTCGTGGGGACAGTCATCTGGATCGGACGAACTTCAGGGCGAGTGCCCTTCTGGCCGGTCACTGGGTTAGTGTATGGGCTATTCGGTATATACTCAAATACTTGGTTGGTTGCCTTGTCAATGAGTATGGTTGTACCAGTCGCCGTGTTTGGCTTGACCTCAAACCCGATACGCTTAGCTGCCTCGATGCTGAGCTGCTTACCAGTCTCAAGCTGCATCTTAAACATTTCTTTTGCGCGACCAGCTTCAGCTTCGTTGAACGCCGTATCAAGTCTGCGCCGAGCAACCGTCACAACCTTATCAGGTGTATAATCCGTGTAGACCGTCTGTCCGTCTGCAAGAATGTTATAGCGACCAGTACCGGTTGGTACAATCTGGATATTGCGTCCGTATGAATTAGACAGCGCGCGCGACAGTGTCTGCGTATCACCAAGCTCAAAGTTGCTGATTGCCTGCAAACCTTCAAGATTACGATACGCAGTTTGAAGCTGCTGTCGCTTCATGCTCAGTTCAATAAGGTTTGGTAGCAATGCTGGATTGCGCGTAGCCAAACTACCAACAAGCTGAATCTGTCGGCGAAGCTCAGCATCTGTTTGAACAATCTGCTGCATTTCAGCCGTGGCACGCGGCGGGTCCTTCAAATACACCTCGGACCGTGGCGGAGCAAGAGTTGCTTCTGGTTTGGTTTCGAGGATTCGCTTTGTTTCAGAACCACGGCGGGCAGCCGCAATTGCGCCAAGGCCAAGCTCTTGCGTAGTAGGAGTAGGAGCCGCCTCAGGAAGTTGTGTAGCACCAAAACCACCAGCAACAGGAACTCCAGTTAAAGCAGGAAATCCGGACGGCAGCGGAGGTGCAGCAGGTTCCGGAAGTTGAGGCTGCGTAGCAAACAAACCAGGTGAGTACGGCGCAGCGTTGCTGGGCATAATACCCGGCACACCCGTCGGCGCGGGCGGCATAAAGAGACTAGGGTCAAAAGGCGGAGCGCCATACCTTGTCTGACCTGGGGCAAGGCCAGCCGAAGGTGCAGCAGTGGGAGCGCCAGCAACAGGAACACCGGCAGATGTAACACCAACACCACCAATAGGTGCAATTGGAGCGGCACCCGGAGGTACAGTACCTTCTCGCGCTAATTCATCAGGGCCAACGGTTGTCTCTTGCGGGATAAGCCGAGACTCAGTACCCATTGTAGCACTAGGAGCCCCGAGTGCAGGTCCGCTACTAGAGCGAAGATAATCTTGGACAGCTCTAGCGTTAGCAGCTCGCGCAGCGGCTTCCTCGCGGAATGCTTTTTCCCGCATACCAAGTTCGCGCTGCTTCAGACCAAGACCTGCCTGACTAACGCCTAGCTGGCCACGTTGGATGTCCGTGGCCTGCTGTTTACGCTCAGCTTCGATATTCTCAAGCCGTACTTGTTCAATCAGCTTTGCTGTCGTCTCAGCATCAGCAGCGCCTTGGCGGAACTTGCCAGCAACATCAGGCCCGTACGAAATCTGTACCGGAGCAAGTTGGTAGACCATAATAAACTTCCTCGCTTAGTCGAATGCACTACTGGTCCACGTGGGTTCTTCTGTCACGCCGCTGTAGATAGACCCATAAGATGACATTGGTTCGGTAATACCAGCCGTGCGTGTCGTAGGCTGTGTCGTCGTAGTTCCAACACCACCATAACGGTTCTGGCTAAAGCCTGGCGTACTGAACAACCCACCAGCAATCCGCGCCTCCTGTTCGCGTCGCCTATTTTGCTCAGCATAATTACGCTCTGCAATTGACAATTCTGTAGCAGCCGTCTTATCTACAGGAGCCTGTGTTGGCGTAGCTCTAAGACCATCAGCAAGTGTCTGACGAGCTTCTGCTCCAGCAACAGCAACAGAGCGCGGAGCACGACCAGTTGTCTCGATGATACCTGCACGTCGTAGTGCAGCCGCAGCTTCAGGTGAACCGCCACGAGCAAGAAGAGCGCGCTCTTCCTCACGGAATGCACGCTGGGCCGGAACAACTGCATTTGCGTACGCACCAACAAAGTCAGGGTTCTGGCCCTGCCTCACAAGATTCTGCGCCAGTTCAAGGCGTTGGCTGAACAGCTCTTTGTTGGTCTTAGCATCTTCTTGCATCTGCGCAAGAACCTGCTGCTGTGCCGCAGTTAACTCCTGTGGAGGCTTGTTAAAGGCCAGCAGTGAAAGCTGTGCGAGCGCATTCGGCGCGTTCTGAATAACGCTATTAACGACGTTGCTTAGAATACCAGGGCTAGCAGCAGTAGCTGCACCGCCAAGTGTTGGAAGACCACCAGCAGGAACAGTTGATAGCCCAACCTGCCCGACGTTACCGCCAGTTAGCGAGGAAAGCACACCACCCGTACCACCAGCGCCACCAGCGCCACCAGCGCCACCAGCGCCACCAGCGCCACCAGCGCCACCAATACCGCCGAACAACTGTCCGAAACCGCCAGCACCTGCGAACCCACCAAGGCCGCCAAGGGTTCCACCAAGAAGCGCCCCTCTTGCACCGCCACCCGTAGCAGCTCCTGCTGCCCCGCCAAGTACGGAACCTACAAGACCGCTGGCAAGTGAAGAACCAATTGCCGTGCTGAGGCCGATAGCACCAGCGATAACTGGAGCAATAAACGGAACTGCTATGGCAGCGACGGCACCCAGGGCAATCTTTACACCCTTGCTCATTGCAATCTCCTAGAGCATCATGCGTACAAGTGTACAAGACTTGGTGAAACCAAACCGAGACAGATAAATTTTAGCCAGACGTTGATTAGCATAAGCGTCTACGAACTGAACATTGTTGGCTTTCAGCCAGGACAGTATGGGTTGCCAGTACGCGGCTTTGAACTTGACGAGGTTCTTACCAGCCATCGCAATGATATCAGCTCCCTTTTTTCCATTCGTGGTGTGGAACTGTATTGCTATGGTAAGAACAACTACGCCTTTCTCAAAGAACGCAAAGATAACCGCACCGTCGCTGGTTGCCAGCTTGTAGATATCTTGAGCCGTCAGGTCCGTTGCACCAATCTCATTGCCTTCACATGCAGATACAAACAAAGGCTTAAGGACTGGCCACAACTCTTTAACACGGGCAGGCTCAAGAAGTTCTACAGATATCGTCACGATCCAGACTCGTCAGCCTTGTCTGAGTTATACCGTTCAACCAACTTATCGAAGAACTCGCGGCCCTTCATATCAACAACCTTCTTGGGGACAACGTACTCTCCCGTGTGAAGAATTGCCTGGACAGGCTCGCTTTTCGTACTAAGTGTACCACCCTTTTCCATCGCAGGCAATCCAGAAAGACCAGCAGCATTCTGCATTTGTCCCCCGCCAGCACCTGCCATAGGCATACCACCAGGAAGACCCGGCAGTCCAGGAGCCGTCTGCCCGCCAAGGCCCATCGTCTGGCCCAGCAGCAGAAGCGCAAACAGCAGGCCCTGATCGTACTGCGGACTCAAGTCCTGCTCGGTCGCAAGCCCCTGCTGGATAGCAAGGCGACGCATCTGTGGGTACATGTTCGGGTTCTGAAGAGCTACCATCGCCATCTGAACAATCATGTTCAGCTCTTGAAGCGTCAGATCACCTGACTGCATGGCCTGCTGCACGGCAGCCTGAATCTGCTGTACTTGCTGTGGGTTCTGCCGACTGAAGCGGTTAGCCTCGGCCTGAAGCTGTTCAAACGAAAGTTGCTGACCACCCGGAGGGGCAACACCAGGGGCTCCGCCCATGGGCATCTGAGGCTGCTGACCCGCACCCGGCGGCGGCATAGGCGTACCGCCTGGACCAACCATACCGCCCTGCTGGAAGGACGGCATCTGCTGAGCAAAGGACGACACACCCGTCGCAGCACCAGCAAGGCCAGCGCCCATAGGCGCAGCTGGGGCAGGCAGCGCCGCCATGTCCAGAATGCTAGCGAGCGCCGGAGGCAGGTCCATCGAAGGCTGGTCCGCCATAGGCTGATTGGAGTTACGCGGGTTCATAGCCATGGTTAGCCCCTAAGCTGGCGGATGATCGTCTCGACGGCAGACCGCAGCGCAGCATAGTCAGCAGCCAAGTTGTTGAAATCACGCAGCAGGTTTGCGTAATCCTGGAAAGTCGGGACTGCCACGTTGCCCGTCGTCACACTGAAGCCCTGCGCAGTCACACGTGTTAGCCTCTGAGTCGGCAGGTCACCAAGAGCAATCTGCCCACGGACAAGAGCTTGGCTCGCACCATCAGGCTCGCCGCGCTGACCAGTCAGCAGCTCGACGTTCTCTTTGAGCGAGCTAAGAACCAGGGCCTGCCACTCGTCGATTCCTGCCTGCGGGATATCAGGAATACCGCTAAACCTTGCCATTACACTCTCCTAAGATCAGTCGGCGTAGCGCCTAGGTGGATAGCGCGAACTCGGATAGAGCTAAGAACTTCGACTTCAAACGTATCGCTTGAGTACCCAGTAGGAAGTCTGAACACATCGCTGTTCGACACTGTCGTTGTGAATATCAACGACTTGTTTACATAGAGATTAAACGTGATTGGATCAACAGAGTTCCACAGGTTATCGTCGCCGTTCCACGTATCTTCAGTTAAGCCCCACACGGTCGACGGATCAGTACCAGTGTAATCCGCCACAACGCGCGCAGCGCCGATGTTCGTGAAGTCTTGCGTAATCAGCGTCTTCGACCTCCACCGCATGATATCGTTCGTCTGATCGAGATCATCCCAACGGTAGATTGCACCCGTGGTGCCGGACGTCACGTATAGAGCGTTTGTCAGACTATCGTACCAAGACGACGTGAAGGTAAAGTCAACATCGACAAACGACGGACCGGCCTTGTCACCAGTCTCAAACACAATCGAGCCAGCGCTGTGCGATCCAAAGTAGGCATCTTTGTAACTTGTCGCGTTCAGCGTCGTGACATCGAGCGACGTATCCCAGGTATCACTGCTATGCACAACACGCGTCAGCAGCTGTGCGCCACCCGAAGGCGAGAAGACAATCAAGCCGTCATGCGATGCGTAAACAATACCAAAGCTCGTCGCAACGATACTGCGTGCGCTCATGCACGGATACCGCGAAGGTAGACGACTCTGCGAGAACGTCGCCGGACTATTGCCCGAGATGATATACGGATACCCATCCGTCATCACCAACACAGTGTTGCCAATAGCTTCGATGCCAACGATGTTATACTCAATTGAACGCTTGTAGGCGATCGGCCATGCGTGCGGCTTGCCCGGTTCGGAGAAGTAAATGTCGTTCCCCACGAAGCCTGCGAGGATGTTGTTCTGTACAACCGTAAGACCCTTGAGTGCGCGAGGTGGTGGTGCAAACTCGGTCGACGAAAGAATGCTTACCAAGTTGCGATAGTTAAAATCATCAATAAAATCGTAGTCTCCATTAAAGCCCCAGTAGCGTGCAGGCTTATCAATAGTCTCAGCAGCATCGTAGTACACAGTTCCAGTTGCGGCGGTTGTGGCAACATTAGCTCCAACAGAAGCAAATTCAAAAACCGTTGTGTCGACAATTCCTGTGACGATCGCGTCGTCTTTGTCGAAGGCGGAGATGCTGCAATCGAATATCTTGACACGGTCGCCCTCGACAAGGTTGTGAGGATACAGCGTCGTAATACGCGCCTTGTTTGCAACGCGCGCAACAGCAGTCACAGTATTCGGGAACCACAGAGTAAGTAACCGGAAGTAGTCCGACTCAGCCGTACCACCGAGCGTGCGGTATAGCCTGATACCACGGATAAAGTTGTTACCCGACGGCGGAGCAGTTGGCAGGTTAGTTAGGGTAACGCGCTGTCCTTCTTGGATGAAGACAGCATCAGTCGGCTCAGACCCGATAGACTCTTCAGCCCATGGCGTGTACCACGTATACAGATACGTCCGCGCTTGGATTTGGCTGCCCAGATCGACACTGCCTCCGGCTGGTGCCGTGAACAAAGTCACTGTGCCTGAGAATGGGATATCCCATACAATATAAGGACTGATTAGAAAAGTTAGCGTGTTGGCATCGACGACAGTCACACTGTATGCGCCATCTAACGTCAGGTTGCTTGGTGCGCTGCCTGACGTAATCGTAAAGTCTGCGTTGATAAAGCTACCCGTCGCAAACCCGTGCGACGTAATCGTCATCGTGATACCGATAAGCGTATCAATAAAATAAGAAGTTGTGTCGATAATTGATGAAAACGTACCGGACAACCCAGCCGTTGAAACTTCAACTGTCCCAACCTCATGGCCTGGAGCGTAGTATGTAAATGTGTCATCGCCTGTAACCGTAACCGTGTACGAACCGTTGAAATCAGTCAGGTCAACGCCAGCGCTGCCGCTCGTCGAACCAGAGACGAGATCAGTACACGTGAACGTGTTAGCATCGACAACTGTAATAAAATAACGATTGGACGATGCTGTTCCCGACGTAATCTGAAGGTACAACTGCGTACCGTTTGCGTACCCGTGATCGTTGAGCGTCACCGTTATAAGCGTACCCGTGCGACTGTATGACGCAGCGCGCGTACTGAACTTCGACATTGTAACAAGCGCGCCTTCAGCAAGATTGTGGTTGCCGATAGTCGTGATCGTTACAGTGCCAGCCGCAGAGCGCGAATAGGACTTAGTGATAAGCGTTGTAAAGTCGTCTGCAGACGCCGACGGCGTCTGCTCAGGTAGCGGCAGACCAAGTTCGTAGTACCCATTTGCTACTGGATACGGCGCAGAACCAGCGGTTGCTAGAGCGTACGTGCTTACTTTGGGAGCACCATCACCCGTGTAGTAGAACCGCTGTTCGTTGAGTTCATCAGAAGCAACCGTTGCAATGTCGACGTCAGTCAACCAAGACAGCCACTTGATCTCGTTTGTATCAGGATCGCGCAATCCGTTGAGCGTTTTGACTTCGCCGGTTCGCCCAGTGCTGGCAGCAATAACAGGCACAGGATACGGGATAAGATCACCCGAGTACAGTTTACAATTTCTAGCCACTTGCGCAGCCGTGTCTGGCAGCAACTCCGAAGAGTTCTTCGGTGCCGTACCAAGAAACCGGGTGATCTTGATCGCCGTCACTTCTTACCAGCCTTCTTCATGCACTTGCCAGCGGCCTTGCACTTCGCAGGATTCGGGCAACCGGGACACGGCTTAAACACCATACCGCCCTTCTCGTACGACATAGGCTTGGACTTCTTACCCTTCATCATGGCTGCCTCACTCGCAGTATGTTTTACGCCGCACGTTGTTGAGCTTTACTTCTCGGATCGTCTGCGGCGTATCTTTTGACGACCAAGTTATGGGTTTCCAAACAGTACAGCTAATCTCTCTTGTACCCGTCGTCTGCGAGCAACCCGCCAGCGTCAAGCCGAGCGCGCTCACGATCTTCAGCTTCGAGAGTTTTGCGCAGCCTAGATACATCATCTTTCAGCTCGATCAATTTTTGCTCGGCCTGACGTCGGCGTTCTACCTCTTGGCCTTTTGCTTTAGCCTGCTTGAGCAGCAGCCACAGGAGCCCGCCACACGTAACAGCTAGCAAGAGTGTAGAATAGAGAAGCATCGTTATGCCTGCGGCTTCTTAGCCCAGACCGACCAGATGGCCGTTCCCACAGTCGCAAGACCACCGCCAATCGCAGCGACCGTATCAGCGTCGATGACACCCTTACCAACGAAGTAGCCACCAACAGCAGCCACGATAGCACGGATGACGCCAGCAATCTGCTCACCAGTCAGCATGTCACTTCCCCTTCTTAACAGGATAGTATCTACGGTCCAACTCAAAGTGCGGGCTATCCTTGAACGTCTTCCAATCCCCACCCCACACAATGGGAACTTTCATCTCTTTCGCAACCTTCTTGATCGTCTTCGCAGCAGCGGCGAACAACGGCCAGTCCCATCGCGCAACACCGTCAATGATAAACGCAATGTCAACAGCGTGACCAGTCAGGTGCCGCGAGTTCATCGTTTTACTCGCGCCCTTAGCCACCAGCTCCTTCTGTCGCTGGACCGTGCGCATACCCTCAGTAATCGTCAGCTCAGGCGAATGCAACTCAGCCGCACGGCGCATGACCTTCTGTAGGTCAGGGTGCACACCTTTGAGATTGCGTTCGGATCGTTTATTCAACATTGCAACTTACCTTACTTTCTAACTTCAAACCGCTCAAGCCGCGCTTCGATACGACCAAGAACCTGGAGAATGCTCGACAGCCGCTCATCGGCCCTAGCTTGGTTGGTCTCTAGGTTGCGCACACGAAGTTCAAGCTTTGCGTCTTCAGTCTGTTTCTGAGAAATCATATTCGTCAGAGTGGTCTCAAGAGCCTGTACTTGCTTCTGAGATGCGGTACTCCGTTCGGACATGACTCCCCAGGATACACCAACAGCGATGATAAGTGCAACAAGATTAACTATGTTGCCAAATGAAAAGTCCCAGCGCAAACGCGGCTCAGCCATGGCAAGCTCACCTCAGTCCATATACAGCGTACGAGCCGCTGGCGATGTTACCTGACGCAAACGAAAGACGAAGTGCGTCGATGTCCTGTGCAGTTTCGTTAGATGCACCACCATTTACGTGAATACCAGCTGGCGTTGCAGTGTTATCGATAAAGTACCCATCCCACGTAACGCGCGGCCAGAGCGTAGTTGTCGTCTGGCCGAGCAGTTTAATTGCACCTGAGAAACCTTCCGTAGCTCCATTGCCTACCGCAGCGGCCAAAGGAATTGTCGTTGTGTTACCATTGCCAGTGCCGCTAGCTGTGCCGGTGTCGTTGACGTTGGAGCGCGCAAAGTTATACCCGCTATTGATATATGTCGAACCGCCATCGGTAGAGAAGTCGAGGTTGAGCGCCTGTCCATCGGTAGCAGGTACGAATCCAGTCAACTCAATTATGATCCCACGGAAACCGGTGTAACCTGTCAGAACAAGCGCGAGATTTGCAGCGCTCGAAACAGTGCCTGCTGTAAGCAGTGCACTTCCAGTTGCGTAGCCGCCAAGGAATGGATTGAACGTCGTTGTGACAACATTGATAGAACGGTTGCCGACATAATCCATCGTAGCGCCAGAACCCAAAGACACATCGAGCTGCCAGCGTACAGAACCAGAATAACCTTTCCACACGCAGTTTGAAATTGCCGCATGGCAGTTTGCTGCTACGGTTACGCAAGGTGCTGTATTGTCAGTGCCCCACGAAGATTGTTTCGTAGCGCAACCGATAAGCGTATTGCGCGTGCCGTTTAAGTGAAAAGCCTGCGACGAAGCGTCGCCCTCAACTGTGCATCCTACCAGCACGTTGTCTGTACCAGTAATGTCAAAACCAGAAGCAAAGTCACCGTGATTTGAAAGGTTGCGCCCACGTACACTCGTAAACGTATTGTTAACCACTGTGCCTGCGGCACCGGATACAATGTACTGCTGCCCTTGGATGAACGACTGCATCACGCTGCAATCAGAGACATTCTCAAAGTAAATACCAACCGAACCTGTAGGAACAGCAACAAGTGCACGTGTCGTACGAAGATTGTTGATATGCGCAGCGAAGCTCGCTGAACCAGCAGTGCGCCCAAGGCGAACGCCATAAACAAGATTGTCAAGAATCTCTACGCCGTCGATCAAGAATGAATCGAAATACTTTACCCAGATACCGCTATCAGCAAGATCATTACAGTCAAGATAACCGCCAGTGATGGAGTTGTTGATGTGGTTGTCTGATTCACTAGTAATAAAGATTGCATCCATGGCGACAGTCGCACGGATAACAGCGTTGCTGGCCATGCGGACGGCACAGTTAATAGGTACCGTGAGGGCAGAAGATATACGATACGTGCCATCAGGGATGAAGCAAGTTCCTCCGTTCGCCGCGTTAAGCGCAGCCTGAAGCTCAGCAGTATCGTCGTTGGCGTCGTTACCAAGGGCACCGAAATCTTTAGCGTCAGTGTAGCGCCGCAACTTAGCCTGAATCGTAGAAGCTACAGAACTCGTACCGGTCGGCGTGTAAGTACCTAGTTCGGCCGCCTGCTTAACACGCAGCGGCGTCATGGTTTTGGTATTGTTAGAACCTGCTTCAGCTTCTGCCTGAGATGCAATCATTGCAGTACCACGCTGCGCAACACGCAGCGGCGTCATTGTTTTGGTATTGTCGGTACCAGTCTCAGCTTCTGCTTGAGACGCAATCATTGCAGTACCACGCTGCGCAACACGCAGCGGCGTCATAAGAGCAGTGTTATTCGTACCAGCTTCGGCTTCGCCCTGCGTCGCTAGTCTATCAGTAACCGCATTCGACGCAGCATCGAGAACACTCTGCGCCGTCACACGAAGCTCGAACCGCGCACCAGCGGCAAAGCTATCAGCAGACGAACCTTCTTGGGCGCGGACAATCGTCATCGTGTCATCGACACGTGCTGTCACTTTAACAATTTCGACAGTACCACCGGAACTAATCAACGTGCCGTAGAAATACTCACCAGCGCCGAGCGAAGGGAACCGAGCGCCCTGCCCCGTTGCTACAATAAGGCCGACATCCGACGCACTGATAGCCGCCGCAAGCGTCGCCGACACGTTATTCTTGAGCTTGATTGTCATAAGGCTATCCTTGCGTACCAACGAGTATCCAGCGACTATCCGCAGTCGAATAAACAAATCGTGCCGCGCTAACGCCTGTCAGCGTCACGTCGGCGCCTGTCAGAGTCAGGATGCGATTAGCCGCAGTAGACGTAGCGTCGTTGGTCAATGTCATGTCCTGCGCTACCGAATTGTGTACAATAAGCTCGCGCGCATCGCTGGGGGCGACAAAGCCGGAGATTGAGAACGCACCTGTAGGCCCAGTTATTCGGTGATAGGTTGCACCTGAGATTGACAAGTTCGAGTTAGCTCCGTTAGCCAACGTCAGAGTGCCCGTCAGGTTAAGGGGTACACCAAGATTGTCCTTGACAATCTTATTCGTCCCGGTGCCACCATCAGTAAGAGCGGCGCTCGTGTTACCACGAAGATCACAATCAGTAATAATGTAATCGTCAGACGTTCCTGCTTCGACGACAATGCCATTCGCGTTAGCGCCGAAATCACCGTAAGGGCCGATGCGAGTGCCGCGAACATAAAATTTGTTTGTGTTTGCCGCGACTGATACGCCGGTGCTAGCATTGCCAGCAAAAATGCCGCCATTGATACTAACGTCGATCCAAGCCGGATCGAAAATGTAGAAGCCGACTGATCCGTTGTCGTAAAAGTGGCAATCATTAAACTCTACGCCAGACAGAATAGGGCTGCCACTAGATTTGCTTAGCAAGACGCCATAATTCGTTGCTGAAGAAAACCAGCACTGGTCAAACATGAGCCGCACGATATTTCCGCCGGTCGAGTCCAGCCTCACGCCGTAATCGCAATTGTCAAAAAACGTATTGTTGCCCCACACACTGGCGACTGTCTGCCCTGTTGTAGGCAAAATGTCGAGCCCATAACTGCAGCGTATGAAATTGCAATCCTCAATCGTAGCATCAAGCCCGTTTGTAATCCTAACGCCAGCGTTTATGTTCACAGCTGCGTCTAGTGTGACGTCACGGATCGAAATATCAGCGCCACCGATCACAACGATTCCAACACCATTAGTGGCAACTCCGTCCAGCATCCATCCGGACTCAATAGTTACAGACGTGCCTGATGTCACAATGCCGACAAAAAAATCTTCCATCCAGAAATCGCGGATATAAGCGCGATTGCCTGTTTCGTTGATGTAAGCCCCGGACGTGCGCGTAACTGACGAGACGTATTTAAACCCTCGTACCTCAATAAACTGTCCGGTAATCGTAAAGATTTCTGCCGATGCGCTTGATGTCTCCAGGATGGCGCTACCTATGCCATCGGAAAAATACGTGCCAGACTTTGACAGCGTAACCGCGCTTCCAAAACGATACTTGCCTGGCGGGAAATACAGCGAGCAGCCTGACGAACCCTGACCATCGTGGGCAGCTTGAATGTAGGTCGTCACGTCGGTTGTTGACGTATAGTCAAGAATAGCCGCATGGAGATTGGCTGGAATGTAGTCAAGAACAGATACAGCTGAATAGGTAGGGGGGAGGTAATCCGTTCCAGCAACAGCTTGTGCAAGTACTCCCGACGATGCTTTTAGCATTCCGGTCGTAGTAGCGCGCTTTAGCAGTTTTCCGGTTGTGCTGTCAAATAGCGCGACCTCACCATCTACGGATGCCGAAGGCCCCGTTGTCTTAGGTGCTGCCGCGTCAATAATGTTCTGCGCAGTAACACGAAGCTCAATGCGCGAGTTAGCCGGGAACTGGACAGCTAAGGTTCCTTCTTGCGCGCGCACAATCGTAAGCGTATCGTCAGCACGGGCAGTTACTTTGACAATCTCAAATACGCCAGTCGTCGATACGAGTGTCGCGTAGAAGTAATCCCCAGTGCCAAGCGCAGGGAACCGGCTGCCCGTCCCTGCTGCAAGCGTGACGGATGTGTCAATACTCGAAATCGCGCTAGTCGTTGTCGAGGCCGCGTTGTTTTTATATTGGATTGCCATCGGTTCCTCTTAGGCGAACAGCGGAGCGCGAACAGTCATAACGCCACGGGCATTACCTAGGTTGGCTCTAGCACGCCGCTCGGTCGCATGATACAAAGCCTGTTTTGCGTGGTACGCCGCAAGCTCGCGGTCGCTCCAGGTGACGTTACCCATAACAAGTAGCTGCTGCAAAGCAGCGTGAACAATGACATCCTCAAGCTCGTCGAGGACATTAGAATCCATCCCAGTCGCATTGCGCTTCGGCTTGAGCGCACAGAACAACCGCACCGTATAGGTCTTAGCGTCATCCGGCATAGGCAGAACGACATACTTGTCAGGCGTTAGCTGACAAACCGAACGTGGCTCAGAACCAGCAGCGACAACTGCCGCAGGCATCGTAAACGTAGACGACTGATTGAACTGCGCTTCGTTATACTCATCAGAGTTAAACGTGCTCTCAGGCGTCTCGGACCAAAGGGTCTCCGGAGACTCGCCACTGTACAGATCAGCCCAAGCCGGATAAGCATATAGCGCCTGCTCAAGCGTCAGTCGCTCAAGCGGCGAGTCGTTCAGCATTGCATCGAACAATGTATGTACAGCAGTATTAATCGGCTTCTCGTAGAAGTATTCATGCACACCGGGAAGAAGGTCGAACTTAGGCGGCGTATACCGCCACAGAAGTGTGCGCTCACAAACGCGAATAGCCGCGTCACGCGCGGCTTGAAGGATCAAAGGACGGGGGCAACCGGGGACACTAGGGCTGATCTTAGAGAGCAGCGTCGTAAACTCTCGGTCCATTAGATGACCTCCCCAACCTCAGTAGAGCGGCGCGACGGCTTCATACCAGCCGCCTTTGTGTCAGTTACAGCACGGCTCTGCAACGAGGCTCCCAGCGCTTGAACAAAGCTATCTAGAAACAATTTTGCACGACCAGAGTTGACGTGCTCATTATCGACTGATTGTGAAAGGAATACTGTGCAATCAACAAGCGCTGGGAAGAACGCCGAAGGTGGCGCTACAATTTCATCAGCCAGACCGTAATCGGTCGGGACTTGGGCGTACTCGCCAATCAATACAACATTAGAAGAAGGACGCGGGTACAAGAAAAACTGATCTGGATTCTTTACGTGCCGCATAAAGTTCACAGGCGTGCCAGCGGCTTCGGACATCCAGCCCGGCGCATTCCGACTCATTGTCTCCCGGTCTACTTCAGTGACAACATCACCGTCCTTAACCTGAAAGATATCAATGAGTCGGAAGGCCCCCACCGGTAGCTGTTGCACCGAGTTCCCCGCCTGCGTGGGAATCTCACCTATAACACCAAACAAGTCAGGACGCAACATCGACATACGCTTGAGCGCCTGGTTGACAAAGCCGAGAAGCACCGTATCTGTGTACCGATACGGAGCCAGATTGTCCTGCACCAGTGCGCGGACCTCAGCAATGATGTCAGCAGGCGTCATTTAGGTAACCTTCTCGACGCGTCCGCATTGAGTACGGGGTTATTGTACACCAGTTTTTCAGGAATATCAACAGTTGTAAGGTCAAGTTTCTTTGGTCTACCACGAGCCTTCTTTATCTGCTGCTCGACATGCGGCGTGATAAACTTCTCAGGAAACGCCTCTTGCTCGGTCACTTCCTCAACCTTGGGGTTAGCCGCAAGGATAGGGTCCCAACCGTAGATCGTACCGTGCTGCTTATGCCGAAGCCAGCGTTCCATATTACTTCTTCTTCATTGCCGACTTCACGGCCTTCTGGATAGTCTGGGCCATCTCAGCCTTCTTCAGTTTCTTCTTCTGCATCTCAATCTTCTCTTCGGCGCGCTCCAACTGCGCGTAAGACTTCTTGGCCATGTTACTTTCCTTTCTTTGCTGCTCGCATATTGTCAACAAGGTTTGGATAGGGCCTGCCAGCTCTTACTGCTGCTGCCTTAGCCGCAGCCTTTTGAGTTGAAGTAAGCTTCTGCGGTGCGCCGAGGCCCTTCGGACGAGGCTTCTTCCAGACTGGGGTTTTCATCAGCAGTTCCACGCTCTCAAAGATTTATTGATACGAGAGTTTGGATCATTCGCAGTTTTCTTACTCGTGAGCTTCTTCTTCATACCTTGCATTCTAGCGCAGAATGAATCTCTACGAGCGCCGCCTTCCGGCTGAGGTGGCTTAAGTCCAGGCTTGTCAGGGTTAGCGCGATTGTAGGAAGCTCGACCTTTGGCGTTCAACCCGCCTTCCGGATTCTTACCCTCTTTGCGCTGCCATGCTGGAGTCTTGGCCATTACGCAATCCTTTCAACGACGACGATTGCAGGCGGTACGGCGGGAATAGCTGGGGTAACACCAGGGTTAGCCACAACAGGTGCGATGTAGTGCAGTTTAACATCGGTATCTTCAGGATACCAGTATACTTCGATATAGTCGTTCGCAGCGACAGTCTCAAAGATTTCCATTGCAAACAACTGCGTACCGCCAGTGCTCGACGCCGGGACAACAACCTTAGACGCACTGCTTGCGATATTCGTGCCGTTCTTAGCGAACCACACAACAACTTCGTGGTCTGCATTTTCTACGTTGATAAACTGAAGGCTAACGTTGAACCTGTAAGTTCCGGCTGCTGCTAGTGTGATACGGCTGTTACTAGCAACTGTAATACCAGCGCCTGCAACAGCAGCAGTCGCCCACTTTACTGCGGTTTTATCAGTCGTACTGCCGGTCTGGTCCGTAACACCTGCGTCATAAAATGACGCATAAGCCCTGTTCGTGATTGTGTTAAACGCCACTTCACCAGTGGTGATGCTCGCGTTGCCGACGTTAGTCTTACCTGTCCCTTTTGGAATCAGGTCAATATCAATATCAGCGTCAGTACCGTCAGCAAGAAGATCGTTGTTGGATAGCGTCACACCCGTCGTCGTGTTGCCCGTAGAAAAGGCGTCGGATGTGATTGACGAGATACCTGTGAAACTACCAGTAAACGTAACGTTTGTAATCGAACCGCCAGTGATCGAAACACTGTTAGCGTTCTGCGTAGCAATCGTCCCAAGGCCAAGGTTGGTCCGTGCATCTGCGGCTGTCGAAGCACCAGTTCCGCCATCGGCCACAGCAAGATCAGTGATGCCTGTAATCGTACCACTCGTAACAGCGACGTTCGTCAGCGTCAGGCTGCCTGTGATAGGTGAAATTGTGTTCAAATTAAGGCGGATGTTTCCGACCGAAGCAGACGTCGTACTGATCTTGAGCGCCGAAGGTGATCCATCGCCATCATAGACAGTCTTCTCAGACCCATTAACGCCACCATCGACGTGCAGAACCTGCGCGTAGGTATCTTTGATCTTGCTGCCAGTAAGGTTCGTAGTCATATAACCCCCAGGAGAAAGTAGGGGCTATGAGCCCCTACCTGTTACTCAAGCACGTAATCAAAGATAACGTCGATATGCGTTGCAGTCGTGACGTTGCTACCAGTCTTGCCGACCGTGACAGCCGTACCAGCATCGTTCGCCGTATACGAAGCACCATCAGCAAGAACAGCCGCACCCGTGCCGCCGTCGACAAGAACCGTGCTCTGCGTAAGGTTGGCCTGAGCATAAGCAACGAGCTTGCGACCCGTCGTAAGCGTACCCAGGATGTCAACCGTCGTCACAGCACCAGCAGCACCACCAACAGCAATGGTCTTGCAGGCCACCATGCGGATCGACTTACCAGAAACCGCCGCGACAAGCGTCGCGCCAGCATTCACTTCCGCAATCGTAAACCGCTTGCGGACATTCAGTACGTTGCCCGTCAGGCTCAGCGACGTGATCGACGCCGAGTCCGCCTCAAGGTTGATAGCCTTAAGGCGAGAGTACGTAGTTCCCTTATACCTAGACATTGCTCTCTCCTATATAGGGAGTGGGGGCGTTAGCCCCCACAAGTTAGGCACTCGGGATCGAACCCTGATCGGCACCCATGTTCACAACTGCGAACTGGATTTTGACCTTGGCAGCGTCAATGCCAGCAGAGTTCAGCGTGAGCAGAACCACCACATCCGACGTGGCCAGATACGCAGCCGTGTCGGCGTAACCGCCAACCGCACCAACGGTACCGTTCAGGTCGAAGCCGTCGATCCAGAAGTCAGTCGTGCCGCCCTTGATGCCGACGTCGATATTCGCCGCAGCACCCTCAGCCTTAGTCAGAACCGCCGAGCCGTTCAGAACGAACGAACCCTTAGGCAGCGTGAACAGGTCCAGCGTGTCACCCGAACCAAGGGCAGCAGCGCCAGCAGCCGAACGCGCGGCAGCGATCTTCGCAAAGTCCAGCTCCAGCTCAACAACCGACAGGCGGTTGGTGTAGTTCGACGTATAAGCCGCCGTACCCTTGTTGAAGCCCAAAGAGTCAGTATAAGCAACCATTGTTTAGTTCTCCTTAGGCGAAGCTAACGACGGACTCGACCAGAGCCTCAGGCTTGACGACCTTGTAGCCGTACACCTGGAGCCCACGGATGATGTTACCGAAAGTCGTCTCAGAGCGCAGCGTCTCCATCTCAGTCATCTGAGAAGCAAACGTGAAGCCCATCTTATGACCAGCGATAATGTGGTACTTCGTGCTGGACGTAACCTTGAGGTTGTGGCTCACATAAATCGTGAACCGATCAATCATACCAAGGCGACCATTACGAAGAACCGACACGCTATCACCAACCAGCGACGCATCCTTCAGCTCAGACTTCTTAATCAGACCAGCCATACGGGCAGGAATAACCAGGAAGCGACCAGACTCAGGAGCGTTGGCCTCGTCAAGCACCGTGCCGTAATCGACGATAAGATCAGTCACAGACACCGTACCACCAGCGCCATCCTTCGACACCGACAGCGGCGAAGCCGTCGTGCCGAGATCGAACGCACCAGACTTAGCACCAGCCGTAGCGCCCTTGTTCTCAGCGGCGATATCAACCAGCATATCGGTCAGCACGCGCTGGTCGATCTTGATCTTCATCTGCTCAGAAGCGTCCTTGGACCACATGTCCATGAGCTTCACGTCAGACTGAACCCGGTCAATGTCGTCCTCGACGCAGGCAAAATACTCGCCCTTGTCGATAACAAGCTGAAGCTTCGGCTTGTCCGGATTCTCAACAACGAGGTTCTGACCCTTGACGTAGTCGCGGATCGTGATGTTCGGGGTGGTACGGATGTTAACCGTATCTCCCATACGCTTGATCTCCAATTTGTTACCGTAGCAGTTCTTTATCCGCTACATCTACCGCTTTCGCGGTAGTTCAGACTATATCTTCTTGCCGTTTCGCTTGTGGTACAAACTCCAACCGCAGTCGCCTTGCTCTATACGGTGTTTCGCATGCTCCGAAACGTCAAGCCCCGCACTCGTGGGTATTTCATCCGTTCTGGATTACTTTACCTAGTCGTTGAACCTTCATCCTATTCCTAGGACACTTGGCTGCTGATTGCCCAATCCCTGGATTTCTTAACCGTCGCACTTGTCATTACTAACTATGCTGTGGTATCCGGGGCTCTAAGGGTTTTCCAGCAATTCACGGGGTTTAGTGAGAGCTAGATACGTTAACCCTCATAATCTGTATTGCTGATAGCAGACAATACTGTGGCGTCATAAAAATTTTCGATCAACTTACCTGACCAAATCTCCGGGATAAAATTCCCAGAGTAGTTAGGACGCCCGGGGGCGACAGGATATGCCATTGGCTATACTCCAAAGCCTGCGTTAAAGAATGCGACCTTCCCGCTGTGCGGCAAAGATATCGCGCTCGATTCGGTCACGCTCGGCTTCTCGGCCTTTATAAACACCGCGACGTACGTCATCGAAGAACTTTGAGATGTCCCCAGGTGCGTAAGTCTTGGGCTGCTCTGCCGCTGGTGCGCCACTCGTGCGACCTTTGGATGGAGCAATTTGTCTTTCAAGCTGAGATGCTGCAACGTTCCGAGGTGGTTGAGCAACAGATTGCCCGCTAAGTGTCTGCCACGAAGAAAAGAAGTTTGCTACGCGTCGTGCATCCAGTGACTGCTGCGCCTGCTCCAACAGAGCCTGTCGGGTCTGACCAGTAAGAGGATCAACTTCAAGAAGCCAATCATGGAACTTCTCGTCGTTGTTAACCTCACGCCAGTTTGGAACAGTAGAAGACAGTTCAGTCCAAAACATCTGCTCAGCTGACATAGCTTGGCTTCTAGCGACTTGCTCGACCCGAGGAACCAACTGGTTCTGCATCTGGCGAACCAGATTCTCCAGCTCTGCGATCTTGTTAAGATGCGCAGCATTTTCCTCTTTGGTCACGCGACGCATTACGTCAATCGAGTCGCCATACTCTTCAACATCCTTGTCTGTCACCAGCCTGGACTGCGAGGTCTGTACCGGTGCGGACGGCTGCGCCGTCTGGAGTGTTGAAATAAGCTGCTCAAGCTGTGCCATCCGGGCTGCCAAGCTCTGATTCTCCGAGCGCAAGCGCGCGGTATCAGCATTGTACATGCCTTGGAGGGTACGATAACGCCGTTCAAACGTCTGCTCATCAGTGTTACCCTGGTGGCTTTGCTCGTTAGCCATGGGTGCAGGTGCTTGCTCATTGCTCCGGTCGGCCTCTTGCGGTGCAGACTGTTCGGCATTGGTCGGAGCCGTGGGCTCCCCGTCTGCCTTACCCTGCTCTGCATACATACGCGCGATTGCCTCGGACTGCTTACGAACTTGCTCAGGTACGGGCATTAGAACGCTCCTCTCGGTGTGCGTTGCGACTCAGCTAGCTACCCTTCTTGGGTTGTGCCGCTGCATCTGTGGTTGATATAATGAGTTTATGCAACTCAGTCAATACTTGGCATCGCCCTTGGGCAACACCAACAACTCCTGGACTCGAATACGGAAGGCGGGTCATCTCCTGCTGTCGCCACTCTCCCAGCCATTCAACAAAGCGAGGGTGTGTCCGTGCAAGCGATTGAAGCGTCTTCTGTACATCTTCTGAAGGTTGGATCATGCAGGTCCTGCGGGTGAACGACTACGGGTCAGGGCCATCTCCTGTCCACCGGCAGGGTTACCTGCTTGGTCTAAGGTTGCGCCCTTCTGCGGCTGCTGCTGCGCTGCCTGAATGTTGGCCTGCACATTAGCAGAATACGTAAGCTTCTCGCGCGACGGAACGATTTCGTCAACAGGCATTTGCAGACCTTTAGCAACTTCACGCAGAATTGCTGCGCGACCGCCCTGGCCGATGATGCCCATATCAAACTCGTTAGCCGTAGCATTCAGGAACTCAACGCGGCGGACATTGACCGTTTCCTTAACCGCCAGATTGACCGCACCGCGCGGCACCACCTGTGCATCACCCTTGATCGACTGGTCAGGATCATAGCGCATGTTGTAGACAAACTGACGGTAGACAATCGGCCGCGTGACGTCGTTGTCGATATGCATCACAACTTGGCGAATGCCCTTACCAGCGGAGCCCATCAGCATAGAAAGACCGGAGGCCGTACGCCCAGCGCCCTGCACGTTCGTGTCGCCATAGATGTAAGCTGGGATGCCAGAATGGTCATCCGCCATACGGCTAAAGCGTTCATACACAGCCATGAGAGTCTGTGCGTTATCGTTTGGCTGATTGAACCTAACAGCGGGTGCAGACGAGCCAAGTGGGTCGTTGAGAACCTGCCAAATCTTCCACGGATAGACCTGCGTAATATCTTCGTTCGGCGGGATGCGCTCAAGGTTGACTTCGACCTGAGGGCCAGACGCCACAGCCATGTTGTTGACCAGTGCGCGGGCAGCCGCGTTGCAAATGTTCTGAAGGTCTTCGATGATCTCAGGAATGCCGCGGCCCCAGAACGCACCGGGCTGCTTAATGAACGACGTCTTGGCGTAAGGCTTCTCACCAAGCGGATCATAGTTCAGCGTAGCCTTGATGACGTAGTTACCAACAAGCCAGACGTTCGCGTCGTACTCACGATCCAGGTCAGGGATGTCTTCCTCAGACATGCCCCACTCAACTAGCTCTTTGCCGTTGACCTTGCCCCAGAACTCCAGTGCGTCGAACATATCTGTCGGACGCATCTCAGTGTAAAACTTACGCTCTTCCTCGTCGCGCTGCGTCTCAACAGTATCAGACACCCAAGACTGCCCAGGACCAGCAGCCAGCGCCAAACGAATCGCGTTGTCGTCGTATCCAGGAACACCAATCAGATCAGCCAGTGCGGATCGACTTAGCTTGTGGTGTTCAAACAAATAGCCTTCGTTGATCGTCGTAATGCCCGGCTCAGGATAGATGTTGAACGGACTAACCCGCTCATACTCAGGCGCGATGCGCTCACCGGACTCGACAGTCAATACACCATTAGGACCACGTACCCACTCAAGGTGACGTTGCCGCCTGACGATAGGACCTTTGATAAACGCACAAGGGAACGTCACCAGATCAGTAACGAACTCGTTGAACGCCTCAGCCCATCCGCCCTGCGCAAACTGGTCTTCGATCTTGATCTTCATTTTGTCGACGCGGTTCTGCGCCAACTGAAGCATTTTGAACCTATACTCCTGCGCCACCATTTCACGAAGCTCCAGCATTTCTGCTTTCGTCGGAGCCTGTCCAGTCGCCTGGATGATGTTCAAAATCTGATCGGCAAACGCGTCCTGAAGCTCACTCTCTTGGTCAGGGTCAAGGTCCGGAACAGGCGTCGGCTGCAAGTCCCACGGTGGCGAACCAGAGTCAAGCAAGATATCGCGAAGCCAGCTCTCAGCCGCACGACACTTGACTTCCGTAATCATCATATAGACTTCAGAACCGCCTTGTTTACGAATGGCGTTAAGTTTGTCCGACTCGTACTCGCCATTGCGCTGGCGCAGCGCCTTCAGCATAATTGTAGATATTGGCTCACGCGCGATGCGCGCAGCCTCCCAACACATGCGGATGTGCGCAGCAAGACCAAGAATAAGCGGTGCCTGCTGCCGCGCGTTTGCATCACGCTCGGCCTGCTCACGTTCAGTACGCGCAAGGTCTTCGTTATTTACAACTCGTAAGATCGTCAGACCCGGCATTGCCCTGCTCCTGCGTAACATCCTTCAAGATCTGTTTCATACCAACCCTTGCCCCACAGGGTCAGAAGGCGCTTAAAATAAACATCGTATTGTTGTGCGATTACCGGAAGTGAATACGTCGCCGAAGCGCGATTGCGGATATAAGAGGCGTCTAAACTTTCGCATGCTTCGGTCGCATCGCAAAACTCTTGGAAAGTACGGCAACGAAATCCTGTTAGACCGTGTTCGACTGTCTCTGTGAACGCACCCCAATCCGTCGTTATAACAGGTGTACCACAGGCTTGCGCTTCTACCGCGACATTCCCAAACGGTTCTATGTATACAGTTGGTACGAACACAGCTTTCGCTCGCGCCATAAGGCGCCCACGTTCTTCATGCCCAACAACCCCAATATACTCTCCGTAAGAAGGCGGTTTTCCTTGTCCTGCAATCAAAAGCCGCTTACCAAGATGTTGGCAGACTTCGGCGGCAATGTGTGGGCCTTTCCGGGCAGTGAGCCGCCCTATGAACAAAAAGTAATCATCTTTCTCAGAAGATAACGGAAAATCCGCAGTGTCGAAATAGCCTGGAATCACCGCATCGAACCAGCGGCCATCTGCGGAGCCAGGGTGCCCGTACGTCTCTGCACCATACGTTGTGTGCATCCAGGCGTAGCTTTCAAATACACGATATGAAGAAAACGATCCAGGATGGCCGATACCATACTCCACAGCCATAAAAGCAGGTAGCGCATCCGCAACCGGTTTTTGGGCTGTCCCGCCCATAATGCAAATGAAGTCCTGTGGCTTAGCGCGCTTAGTGATCTCGGTTATGCAACGAGTGTTAAACGTCTTCCAACCAGGATCGTTTGTATCCCACGATGCCGCCGTATAATGAGTACCGTTACAGTGCGCAAGGCGGTCGGCCTCCGAAAAGCATACGATGTGCTCGCTAACATCGGTCTCGCACTGATCGCCTGCATAAAGAAACACTTCATGGCCAAGCGAGCGCAGCATCTTCGCGAAGTAGAAGATCTTATTCGTGAACGCGCAACTTGTAAAACTGCGCGTCACTTGCGTATGCGGCAAGCCAAGAAGATGGAAGCGCAACATATATCTGCCTGTCGTTTCTCTTACACCCAGTAGTTATCAGCCGCAAAACTGGCGGGGATCGGGTTCGTATCCTTCAGCGCACGAGCCTTATAGATGCAGTGCTTCCGCCACATAGCAGCAGCCTGAGCAAAGGCCCAGCATGTTTGCGCATCCATAGGGACAATCACGTTATCGTGCGTTATCCAAGTAAAATCCTCGTTTGGATCGGCCCACCTGAGATCGCCAACCTGAGCCCCGTTGCCAATGGCGGCAAGAGCTAGGGTGCCCGAACCGGAAACATTAGCCAAAGCTTGGTTATCAAGATCATAATATCGGCCATCGAATGTAAACAGTGCCATCCGTCGGTCGCGTTCAGTATTAACATCAAATGCTGTTACCACCGGGATAGCCAACCCGGCTGGGCGCAATACATCATTAAGTTCTAGCTCACTACCAATGCGCGCTGGAACGCCACCCGACGCTACCCAACTCGCAATATGTGCGGCGTCAACATAAGCGCCAATTGACGTAGACCAATAGCGCGTTGTGTCCGATCCTACTTGCCAAAACCATGCGCGCGGATTGTAAGGGATTGTTGGGGTCATGCGTACTGCCCTCCCGATGCCGTGTCAACGCTTCCGGCAACATTGCCCGGAAAGAAAGTTGCTCCACCGTTAGTATAAATTACTGCGTTCAGCATAGCATAATAACGAGTCCCTGTCGCCGATCCAGAATAACTGGAGAAGTCGTTGATTAACGAACTGTTAGTAGCAGCGAATGCAAAATAATACGAAAAATTTGGTGTTCCAGTAACTGTAATTGTCATACCTCGCGCAGAATAAGAACCGGCGGAAGTTACCTGAATATGGCTCGCTGCACTACCCGTTATAGAATAACTGCCATTTACTACACCCAAAATTCTCCCGCCATTCGCCCAAATTTGAGCATTAGTGCACGCACCAAAGTCAATCTGGTCAAAGCGTATATCGCACAGCGGGTCGTCACTCTTAATGCCGTTTGCACCAGTTAGTTTCATATACTTGACGATTACAATAGAACCGCTCGCTGCCGTGCCAAGAACACAGTCTCCTCCGCTCACATTTACCAACACAGCAGAAATGGTCCCAGAATTACCCTGGAATATAACCGTACCGCCACCCGAAGTCGGTTTATTTAGCGATAGCCCGTTTGTGTACGTACCATCTGCAAGTTGCACTGTTACCGTGTACCCGGCTAAATCTATATTCGCGCAAATAAAATCCCAGGCTTTATTCAATGTTAGCCATGCGCCGCCACTCGTGTTTGCTAGTCCGGCATTACTGTCGCTACCGTCTGTTCGGACGTAATATGTGCGATTTGCGGCCAAAACCTCACGTGCTGGGACAAGCGTCGTACCATCAATGGAAAGGCCGTTTGTAGGCTCTAGCCACGTGACCCCCCCTGCACTGTCATCCCAAAACATAATTCGGTCAGCGTTCGGATCTGAAAGGCTGGCCCCCGTCCCTCCATCCGCCAAGGGCACATCTGTCCCGCCCGCGCGATACACAACATTGTTCTCAACTGCAACGTCTCCAGCGGATAAGCGAGAGATGGTAGTATCGGTCGCGTTTCCAATGTTAACGGCGAGAAACTGAGGGCTGTCTGTGGTTCCTAATGGCTGAACGGCTGGACCCGTGGGGCCAGTTGCACCCGTTGGACCCGTGGGGCCAGTTGCACCCGTTGGACCCGTGGGGCCAGTTGCACCCGTTGGACCCGTGGGGCC